CAATTAATAAAAATACAAAAAATAATATCACCTATGACAAGAATTTTAGACATGACAGAGAGCGTAAAGGTGCTTATAGATAAAAAACCAAAAGACAAGACAACTCAAGAATAGAATAAGATTAACTGGAACATATTTCATACCTTTATAGTATGATCTCTATAAGAAAAGAGCAAGCTATTTTTTAACCATTATAAACAGGTATCCATCCGGCAAAAGTACCATTTGCTAAATAGACAGGCATTTTATATGCTACAGTTGTAGGTGAGCCTGTTGTAGCGGATAAACTACTAACCCAGAGAGCACTTGTTGAAACAAAGCCTGTCGAACTTACACTACCGCTAACTGTTAATTGTTGGTTGGGCACAGAAGTATTGATACCAACAAATCCGCCGTTTCCAACTGCATTAGTATTCTTAATTCTTAACCGTTCATTACCACTGTTTACTGAAGTACCACTCAAAGATCCACCAGTGAAGAACAACAAGTCCCCTGTACTTCCTGTGGTACCATATGCTAAATTAGCAGATGTGGCATAGAGATAAGAATCATTAGCACCCACAACGTTAAACTTTGGACCGTAAAGATTACCATTGTATATGCTACTAGCAATACCCATATCAAGATAGTTGGTACCAAGATCATTATAGAGAGAAATATCAGTACTAGCACTAAGACCGGTAAATGTATTCTGAATCTGATTGAAAATTGACCCACTAGCTGTTGATACAATTGTAAGAGGTGAAACATTAGGACTTGTTACAGTGGGCTTTATGCCAATTGTAACTGTACTAGCAGCTACTGTACCTTGAGAGGATATGTTATTGACATACGTATAATTAGCTGAAGTTGCTGTAATACGAGAACCGAGGATGAATGTATTATCGGCACTAAGACTTGAATTATAATAACCACCTGCAATGTATGAATAAGATGAGTTTATCGTATTAGTATAGCCACCAACAATACTTGAATAACAGTTGTTAATTATATTACTTTCACCAGCGCCAATAAAGGAGTAATTTGCACTCGTATTATTTCCACAAATTGTATTATTACCACCGCCTACGATAGCTGTATTTTTAATTAATCCATAGTTACCAGAATTAGTTATACAATTCTGATTACCACCACCGAGGAATACATCACTATTGTCATTTTGATTATTGAAAGTATTACAATTTTGTATGCAGTTATTTTCGCCACCAACAATTACACTAGCATCGGCTGCTGCTATGTAATTAGAAGTTCCACCTGCAATAACACCGCAACTACCCTGATTACAATTAGTATCACCACCACCAACAACTGAGTATCCCCCAGAGGCAGTATTACTACAACCACCTGCTATTACATTGTGACTATTGGTTATATTATTATACTCTCCACCGCCAATATTATTATAAGTTCCACTTATACTATTATTATTACCACCAGCTATATCAGAATAAGCTCCAGAAGCTGTATTAGTTCCAGCTATAGGTAATATAGCAGTATTGTTAGCAATATATGGATACCCTCTAAGAGGAAGAATTGTATTAGCTAAGTCATTAACAGTTGTTCTTAACTCTGCAGATCCATCACATGCATAGCCTACAATATAATCACCAGAGAGAGGTGTAGATCTAAGGTTAAAATTAGTAAAATTCTGTGAACTCATTGATATTATTTATTAAAAAATTAATTAATTAAAAGTATTTCAGCTAACGGATTATTAATAAGAGTAATAGGCTCAGAGTTTATTAATAACATTGCATTAGCTGTTGATTGATTGCTTATTAGATATCCGTGATCAGATAATTTACTATACCCTGCAACATTAAAGAGAATAATGTCATATGTACCTGAAGTATCAAAACTCGGTAAATTTACATATAAATGATTATTATCAGTGAAATAATAATTCGTAGATGGTAAAGCATACCCAGAAAATGGTGGAAATGATGCTGATACTAATGGATTTGTAGAGAATAAATCAATAGCACTTAACGTTCCTGGTATCTGCATATTACCAGAACTAAGGTATACCTGCTGCAAGTGATTATACATCGCTCCTTCAAATAGGAGAGATGCAGTAAGCGGGTACTTAATAGTTAGGTAGTTCACTACCTATATTTAATATAATAACCGCTATTTTGCGGTATTAATTATTTCAGCTGTTCTCGCTCTATTAGCTTTTAACATATCTTTTAGCTGTTGAGTTTCAGCCTCAAGATCTTCAATTACTTGTTTAAGAGACAAGTTTTCTTTAGTTAAATCATATACAGCTTCCCGTAAAAATGTTACCTCACTATCCATAATATTATATATTAGTTGTTCTCGTTATAGCATCCTCAAGACCCTTTGCAATATCTTCAGGATCATCCATCTTTACATCTATTTTTTGTACTTTAGTTCTATCCGGAAGATCAAAACCCTCTTCTTTATAATAGTACTCAGCAATGTACTCGCTGTTTTTAGTTAAAAACTGTTCAAGTTTTTCAGGATAGATAATATCATAGATTTTTTCAAAATCTTGTTTACCAGGAAAGAGAACAGTTGACCGATAATAAACCCCGGCCATCTCATCGAGTTCCTCAATGGATGACCAGGGGTAATTGTTACCAGGTATCTCAGTATATCTAATTGATACCTGCTTCATTCTTACAACCAGCCGCCGTTAGGAAGAGGAGGCTGTGCTACTGGCTTCTTTACTACCTGAGTATTAAAGGCGCTGTAAATCTTCTGAAGATTTGTATCAAGAACAAGAATGTTCTTTTGAAGACCTGCAATGGTTTCATTGAGGGTGTTAATCTGAAGCTGAAGGCTAGCTAGAGCTTCGTCGGTTGTTGCTGCTGGTTTTGTCATATAGAGTATTTACAATTTAGATAGATTAAAGCAACTAGTTTTAAGGGTTAATCAATAAGATCCCAATCTTCACCATCTTCAATATTAATAGTACTAGTTGTTGCTTTCTGCCATTGATTATCGGTAACAATAGGTCCGAGACAGTAATCAACTGTTTCCCGAAGCTCATTAAGAGAAGCAATAAAGTAATTGAAATACCTTCCACTTCTATCTGTATGAATAAGATTTACAGATCCGTCTATAGAAGTATACTCGGCAATAAGTTCTCCTTTGCCTTGAACTGCTAGTTTATAAAATTCGATATCGTTCTGTACGCTATCGAGGAGAAATACATCATTAAGATATTCTTTGACTGTCATGGTGTTATTTTGTATTTGTATTTTGGTTCATTATTGAGAAATATATAATAATAAGAATTATATGAAGATGCAAGAATTATTTCTTTAAAATTGTAATTACTTTATCCTTAAGACCAATCTTATATTTGTTCTTAAGGTTATTCTTTAATAACTCTTCAGCAAGAAAGTCTTCAATCTCGTGCTCTACCAATCGACGAATACCTCTAGCTCCGTATTGTTTATCATACTTTGATTCTACCAAGTAGTCAAGTACATCATTATTTACAGTAAGAGTAAGTTTATGATTCTGTTCAATACGACTAAGAACTTTATTGACTTCAAGAGCAATAACCTTCTTAATACTATCATTTTCTAGCTTATTAAAGACAATCAACCCATCAATACGGTTTAAGAGTTCTGGTTTAAAGTGTTTCTTTGCTTCCTCAATTACACTCTCTCTTGAACTCGACTTACCATTAGGAAGCTTATGAGCATTAAATCCCATAGATTTATCCTTTGTACTAGTTAAAGCCTCGGCACCAAGATTGGATGTCATAATAATAACTGTATGTCTGAAGTCTACCTTACGACCTTCTCCATCAGTTAATGTACCATCCTCTAAGACTTGAAGTAAAAGATGAAGTACATCAGGATGAGCCTTCTCAACCTCATCCAACAATACTACACTATATGGATTACGACGAATCTTTTCTGTTAATTGACCTCCCTCTCCATACCCAACATAACCTGGAGGTGAGCCAATAAGTCTAGAGAGAGCAAACTTTTCCATATACTCTGACATATCAATCTTAATAAGAGCATCTTTGTTCTTATAGACAATATCAGCGATAGTTTGAGCTAGATAAGTTTTTCCGACACCAGTAGGTCCAAAGAATATAAAGGAACCTGTAGGACGTTTTGGGTCTTTAAGATCAAGTCTACCTTTCTTAAGAATACGTGAGACTTCTTTAATAGCTTCATTCTGTCCAATAATTGTTTTAGATAGTGTTTCTTCCAATCGAAGAAGCTCTTCCTTACCAGACTCTCTAAGTTCATTAAGAGGAATACCAGTAATTGTGGATAGAGTTGTTAATACATCTTCACGATCAAGAATAATATCAGCATGTTCTCTCTTCTCAACCCATTCCTTCTTAGCCTTATCACGTTTAACAATCAAACTCTGTTCTTTATCACGAGCCTTTGCTGCTTGTTCAAACTCTTGATTAGCTACAAGACGTTCCTTTTCTATTACGATTTCTTTAATTTGGTTATTAAGATTAACAACTTCCTCTGAAGTAGAAAGAGCTGAAATTCTAGCTCTCGATCCTGTTTCATCCATAATGTCTATAGCCTTATCAGGTAGAAAACGTGAAGGAAGATAACGATCTGAACATTTAACCATTTCCTTAATAACAGTATCTGGTATAATGACACCATGATGGACTTCATATCGTTGACGAAGTCCACTGAGAATCTGAACAGCTTGTTCTACTGTTGGTGGATTAACAGTAATTGATTGAAATCGTCGTTCTAAGGCCTGATCTTTCTCAATATACTTTCTATACTCGTTAAATGTAGTAGCACCAATACATTGAATCTCTCCGCGACTAAGTGCAGGCTTAAGAATATTAGAAGCATCCATTGTACCCTCTGCTGAACCTGCTCCTACCATTGTATGTAGTTCATCAATAAAGAGAATAACATCTCCCCTCGTCTTTACCTCCTGCATTACTGTTTTAATACGTTCTTCAAATTGACCACGATACTTTGTACCAGCAACCATAAGAGTAAGATCTAATGCTAGAATCTTTTTGTTAGCAATAATTGATGGTACTTCTTCCTGTACAATTCTTTGTGCAAGTCCTTCCACAATAGCAGTTTTACCTACACCTGCTTCACCAATTAAAACAGGATTGTTCTTACTACGACGACAGAGAATTTGAATCATTCGTTCAATCTCTCGCTCACGTCCTACAACAGGATCAAGTTTATTCTCTTTAGCAAGTTTTGTAATATCTCTTGCAAATACATCTAAAGCTGGTGTCTTACTATCTGTTTTACTTCCCTTACTACCAGCACCTACAGATTGATACTTGTCATCATCTTCATCTTCATCTTCATCAAAAGGAAGAACAGAAGGATTTAATTCATTTACAATTTCCTGACGTACAATATTAAGATCAACATTGAGTTTATGTAGAATAGTAGCTGCCATTCCATCTTTTTCTTTAATAAGACCAAGAAGAAGATGTTCAGTACCAATATAAGTATGACCGAGAGCCTTGGCTTCTCTTCCAGCTAGAACAAGTACTTTGTTAGCACGAGGAGAGTAAATGATAGAGGGTAACTTTTTTGCATTGCCTGCAGCGTGCTTTTCAATCTCTTCAAAGATTATACTAACATCTGAAACAATTTTCTTTAATACATTAACAGCAAGACCTTGATTAAGTCGAAGAATACCCAAAAGGATATGCTCTGTACCAACATAGCCACTCTCTAGTCGCTCGGCTTCTTTCTTTGCAAGGGCTAGAGCTTGCTGTGCTCTTGGTGTTAAATTATTCACAGATTAAGTTTATTTATAAATCTATAATAACAAATCAATGAATAGAAAAGCGATGATTATTTGTTGTAACTTCTACTCGATCCTGTTCAAAATTATTAAAACGTTTAGTTAAATCTTTAATTTCCTTTCTCGCCTTAATGAGCTCACTCATATTCTTATCGGCCTCTGAACGTACAGCAATAAGAGCATTTTTAAGTTGATCAACAGTAAAGCCATCTAGAGATTTAATTGTCATAATTCTATTATTGTATATTTTTTAGGAAATAGCAAGAATTAAGCGCAGATACTCTTACTAAAATTCTTCATTACACTTCTCGCCCCATTCGGTACGTAGTATTGCTTCTCTCTTTCGTAAAGATCTGCGGACATGATTTGAATTTCTCCCCCGGTCTTATGACCATAGCACATAACTCCCTTCCTAGGCTTAACAATATTATGCTTATTCGCACAAGCTGCGCAGAATAGGGTATTAGGAAGAATTTCTAGACGCTCGGCTTCAATTGTATTATCACAGGTACGGCAGGTATTAATCATTCCACAATAATATAGGAATCTAAAAATACTGCAAGAAGAAAATTAAGACTGTGATTCAGCCCAAGATAATCTTACACCAATACCCTGAGTGGTTGTACCGAGATTTGTAGCAAGAACAGTTACAACGTCAGGTCCATCCGGATATACATTATAGCCATTATTTGATGGTATGGAGTTAGTACCGCCACCGATAGCAGATGTTCCGAGATCTCTTACTGATGTAAGATCGTATGTTGTTTCATTATAACCTGTATTTGAGTTAGAAGCAGTATAGAAACCAAAGATTGATTCACCACCTGATAATGTATCTTTTATTGAAGTACCAAAAACATTATTAGAATGATAACAAACCTGAGCTAAACTTGAGTTAATAGTAGTACCAGGATTTGTTACTGGTACCCAAGGTTGATTGGTATATATATTACCGTTGAGAACTAGACTCAATCTAAATAATCCGTTTGTTATTGCATCCATGCTCTGTAACTTGAGCTGCATTCTGTTAATGACTTCCTTGGCTCCAAGAAGACCGGTCTTACCTGAATCAACACTAGGTGCAAGTCGAATACTCAATAATGGAACTGTTACGTTAGGTGCTACTGTTGTAATTGCTGATAAGGATGCTGTACCAGCATCCTGAGAGCCTGTATTAAAAGAATAGACAAGATCTGTTTGATACTGACCTTCCATGATAACACTTGAGCCCCAATGGCTAAGAGCTGCTGCTGGTGGTGCTCCAGCTAATTCAACAGCTATAGGGGCTGCGGCGTTGTATGTAAATGTTGTAGCTTGGCTACCACCGAATACGCCTCTTGTTACTGATTTCAATGCTGTTAAACCACCGCTACTTTGTGTACTACCATATGTAATATATTCTATTACACCAGTGGACCCAGGTGCCATAATGCGTGCTGTTCCAGAGGGAGGAAATCCAGAAACATTTGCTACATTGACTACTGTGTCGCTGGAGTTAACTGTACCTGTGATTGTTGTAATTGGTTGAATTGTATTCTCTTCATAACGTGCAGGTAGATTACCAGCACGCATGTACGCGACTGTATTAACATTATTGTTTAACATTTTATGACAATAGGTATAACTACCGTCAGCAGCACGTAATCCCCATCGAATAAATCCTGCACCATACCAAGAATAATCAATACAGAACATTTGCATTTTCGTTAAGTCAATAGTATATCCACTAGGACCCGTACCATCCATTTTATCGAGATTCCATTGACTTTGAGGAATCTTTAAATCAATTGTCTTTGCAATAATAACTCCACCTGTTTCACTTACACCTCTATACTCAGGTGACATTGTAAGCTGGGTATCACTAGGAATAGATAGTACTCTATAACTCTGTCCTCTTAATACAATAAACGAACCTGGGACTAATTGTTGAGTGAAGTAAGTACCTACGCCTGAGAGTATATTGGTATTTTGTGTAAGGATACCTGTTCCTTGTAAAATAGTTGTACTACTACGACGTACTACGGAAAGAGTCTGACCATCATGTTCAAAAAATACTCCATTCTGTGAATCAAACATTCCAATTCTAGATGTTTGACCATACCAAGAATTAGGTGTAATGGTAATTGGTGTACCTACACCATATGAAATAGTTGGTATTGATGGTGCTGTATAGACAAATACATTTGGATTAATAGTAGCTGTTACAGGTAAGTTTGTACCGTTATAATTAGGATCATTTGTTACACCACTAACATTAATAAGAACATTATCGTAAGTAGTAACGCCTGATGGAAACTTAACTGTAGCTGTTATAGAATTTGTTAATGAACCACCGGGTACATTAGCTGTCAATGAATCAACAAACATTGCAGGCTTAAGAATAGTACCTGTGCTAAATGATATTCCCTTGCCAGCTTGATATCTGAAATAACGACGGGTCTGTCTAATAGCTTGTGTATTAGGTGCGACTGCACCACAGGTAAAAAATACACCACCATCATAAGAACGGTGAATAGCATATCCATTTGGTCTAGCAAATAATGCTCCTGTTAAACCTGCTGTTGCTGTAATTGTTGTACCATTAAAGATAGAGCTAATATTAAATGTAAATGTATTAGCTGTTGGTGTAGTAAGAACATTAAATGATCCGTTAATTGCAGATATATAAGCTGCTGCAGTTGTACAATTGACAATATAGATAGGTGAATTAACAGATAAGCCGTGAGCTGATAACGTAGTTCCTGTTAAAGTTGTTGTACCTGAGGTATATGTTAAGAAGCCACCAGCAGCTTGCGATACAGGTATTGCAGATTGTGTATAGAAATTACCGGGATAAATATACGTTCTGCTACCATTTAAAATATTGCCACTTACGGTTGTTTGATTTGTTGTAGTATAGGTAAACCAATTTCCTTGACCGCCAACACTATCTGTTAAAAACCAACCATTAGCGTTCGGATCGTATGATTCTTGTACGAAAATAGGTACACCAGAACCTGGATATGTATTAGTTGAAACTGTAACTGTACGTGTGTTGTTTGCTGAGAGGACACCTACTGTTAATGGCAGAGCTGCATTAAAGAACGCAGTTGGGCGATTATTGTTTAAATTTAAAAATTCCCATTTTGCTGGCTGTAAACCGTATTCAAAGTCAGTATCAATTAATGATTGGGGTTGGATTACACGCTGTTTATTAATTGCATCAAATTGTGCTTCAGCAGGTGTTGTTGTTATTGCGGGTGAATCAAAAATTACTTGAAGTAAGTCAGAAGAGGCACATGATACTGTACTAGCAGTGAGGGTTAAAATTTTTCCTGTTGTATCCCAAGTACCACCGTAACCTGTTAAACCTTCTCCATAGATGAGAATATTCTGTGTTTGATCCATAATCGCCATTAAACGATTATTAGCAAATCCAGGTATACCTGAGAAGTTAATTGTGCCGGCATTAGCAGCACCAGGTGTAAAAATAGGAGAGTAATTAGAGGCTAGAACGGTTTTCACAGTTTATTATATTTATAAGATTGTTTACTTTATCCACCGAAGATGAGTGCAGAGATTGCGATATTTTGATTTAAGTTAGCAGATATAACACAAGTGGCAGAAAGGTTAGTAGTTGTTATATTATTAGTTGAAATTATACCACCACCACTTGTTGAAAGATTATTAACATATGTGTAATTATCAGCTGATGTTTTAATATTAGATCCTAAAATATTACTATTAGCATTTGTATTAAGATTATTTTGCCCACCAAGAATAGCGGAATATTGTACGTTACCATTAGTACCACAAATACAATTATTATAACCATTGACTATACTTGAATATGATCCAAATCCACCAATATAATTATTATAACCACCACCTATGAAGGTAGAGCCTACAGTAGATATGTTACCACAAATGTAATTATTTAAACCACCAGTAATTACATTATAACTACCTCCAGAATTAATAACATTGTTCTGTCCACCAGCTATATTTGCATATCCACCGGAAGCGGAATTACCTCCAGATACAGGTTGTATATTATTTGTATTTACAATACTGTAAACTTCACTTGCTAACCAATTACCACTATTACCAGCCACTGTAGTATAAACATTATTCCAATTAGTGGAACAACCTGTACCATCATATACTTTGCCTTGACTGGAAAGGTTATTTACAAATGTAAAGTTATCAGCTGATGAGCGAATATTGGCACCGACAATAAAGCTACAATTATTTGTATTACAATTGTTAGTACCACCTAGGATAACAGAATGTGCTCCACTACTACAGTTAGAGCTACCACCTACGATAATATTACAAGCACCTACAGCACAATTTGTAGATCCACCACCAATAAAAGTATAGACATTGCATGCACAATTACTAGCACCACCACCAATAACTGAATTATTAGAATTAACAAAATTATTATTACCTCCGTTTATAACGGAATATAAAGAAGTAATACAATTACAGCAACCACCACCTACAAATGATTCATTATTTGTAACTGCATTACACTGACCACCGACAATACTAGAACAACATCCGGAAACATTACTACAACTACCACCACCTATGGATGAGTAATTACCAGAAACTGTATTACGTCCACCACCATGAATTGCAGCAGCTATACCTGTACCTACATTTAAATTACCGCCTGCTACAACAATATTACCATTTGTATTAATACAGTTTGAAGTACCACCACCAATAACACTGCATCCTGAACCACCGTAAATACAATTACTAGCACCTGATCCAATTATATTACCAACACCTGAAGCTGTAATACAATTATTATTACCACCAGCTACAAAAGAAAGATTTGAAGAGACATAGTTACAACAACCACCAACAATAGTAGCACATTGACCGGTATTAGTATTACTCAATCCGCTAACAATTGTTGATATATTACCACCAACACTGTTTAATCTACCACCTAAAACATTAGAAAAATAACCTGATGATGTATTATTACCTAAAACAGGTACAAATCCACTAACACTCTGTACTAAAGTTGGAGTTCCTAATATACTCCCAATTGCTATAGCTGCAGCAGAGATGGAAACTCTTGATGTCGTACTACAATTACCAGTTACAACAGGTATAAGATCACATGCTGCTGGATTATTACATATAGCTAATTCAGAAATTCTAAGGTTTGACATGTATTAATATTTATGTCAAACTGCTTACTAACTATTAATTATGTATTTTTAAATTAATGTACCTGTAATAAACACTCTACCAGATAGAGTTGTTGTTGGTGTACCGCCATTAACATAAGCAGCATCAATCTTAGCTATTACACTTGTTCCTCCTGGTACATAGCTCTTTGATGCGGCAGATATAACTAAGGAACCTCTAAAGTAATCACCTGCATTAACTTGTCCTGTTAGAACAGGAGGTGCGTATTGATTAGAAACTTGTGTTGTTCCATCAGCCCAATATACACGCATTACTGTCATCGTGTCACCAATTCCTGTTCCACCAGTCTTTGTATCTATAATATAGACTATTGAATCTGGGAAAAATATCTTACCAGCAGGTACAGTGAATAGAACACCTGTCGATGATCCGAAAGCACCTTTAAAATTAAATCCATTTAATGCTGTTGTTCCAAAGCCTACTGTTGTTGCATTTCCTCCATTTAAATTAGCATAGACCTGCGCAGCACTTATACTACCATTAACTGTTAAATTAGTATTAGGTGTTGTTGTACCGATACCAACAAATCCATTAGTTGACAGATACATTGTAGCTGTCGGTGTTGACTGACCGGGTCCGTTATTATAAAAAGCTAATGAGTCAGCTCCTGTTCCATTACCAACACTAATTCTACCTAAACCAGGAGAGCCTTGAAGGTAATCAATAATAACACCATCACCACTGACCCCTGTATATACACTATTATTCCATGACCCAGCATGGATTGTATTACCGGTTGCACTAATATTGCCAACAACAGTTAGAGCTTGATTAGGAGATAATGTACTGACACCAACAAAACCGGTATTAGTGATTCTCATTCTCTCATTACCAGCAGCACCGCTTAGAGTACCACCAGTGAAGAACGTTAAGTTACCATTTGCATTAGCTGCACCTAATACGAAGTTACCACTTGTAGCGTATGCATATGAATCACCGCCCCTTACAACATTAAACACTGGACTGTAAAGATTACCATTATACTTTGTACTCGCTATACCTAAATCAAGGTAGTTAATACTATCGTCATTGTATAGAGAAACGTCTGTACTTGCACTAACACCGGCAAACGTATTTTGTATAGCATTAAAGACCGAACCACTAGCTGCACTTGTTATTGTTAAGGGAGCGGAATTTAAAGCTGCTATTACTGACGTTGTACCTAAGAAAGCGCTCTTTGCACTCAAGACGTTAACATTAAACGTAGTAGCTGTCGTGGTATTGAGAAGAGTATACGCGCTTGTCCAATTAGCTGAATTAGCTGATACTGTAGTATATGTATTTTGCCAGTTTCCAGTTAATCCTGATACGTTACTACCTCCACCGCTTCCTAATAATACGCCATTTGCATATGCCTGACCAGCAACGCTTAAATTATTAACATATGTGTAATTCGATGTAGTTGGGTTTATATTTGAACCTATAACAAACACATTTGTTAAGAAGTTGCCTGGTCTATTTAAGGTATTATTGCATCCACCTAAAATGGCTGAATAACAGACTTGAGCTCCAGCAGTTGTAATGATACAGTTATTGGTACCACCAAATATTGATGAATAACAAACTTGAGATACCCCGGTACCGGAGCCTCCACCTAAAGATGAAATACAATTGGATTGACCGCCTAATAAAGTAACATCATAGATATTAGAAGCATAATAACAACTAGCAGTATTACATATTGCGTTATTTGTACCAGTAACAAAAGCACCAGAAAGGGTAGCGTTAACACAACAGCCACATGAAAATAACCTATTATTATTACCATTAGCTATAGTAGCATTTTTAATAAGACCGCAGTGTGCTAAATGACTTACTTGACAATAACCACTCGCCGTAATGTTATTCAAACAACCACTAGCTATACCAACACTATCTAAACACCCATATGTTTGCGTACAAATTAAATTGTTACACCCATTATTAATAAAGGTATAGTTATTACCATTATAGTTATAATAACCACTATTAGTAATAGTATTATTATTACCATTTGTAATGGTGCTATAGCATATAGCGGCACAACAATTTATTGCGTTAATACAGTTATTACAACCATTTATTGTAGCGTAAGAGATATTAGTTCTATCGCAGCATGTTTTTAATAAATTATACGCACCGGTCGCATATACCTGCGAAACATTTGCATATTGCCCGGATATGGTAATGTTGTTTCCAAAGCCGGTTACAGTCGATGCATTTACAACTGAATTATATCCAGAATTAGTAATATTATTAACTTGTCCTGTAATTATCGCTGTAAAGTTTACAGCACCGCCACCATCGGTAACAACTGTATTAAAAAAACCTCCTAAAATACTGGTTCCGGTAATTGACCCATATTGACCACTATTTGTTAAACCTTGACAAATATTGCTGCTTCGACTTCCAATAATATTTGAATCTTGAATATTGGAGCACGGTGTCAATAAGTGTATACCACTACCATTACTACCAATAATATTTGAATCACAAATGTTACTATAATACGCTGAATTTGTTGTACCGCTATAAGCACTACCAATGATATGACTATCATACAAAGAAGCACAACATGCTGATAACGTTATAAAATTTGAACAACCTCTAATAGATACAGTATCAATAAAGCTAGAATCACCGCACTGTTTGACACAATTATTAATACCGTCGATGTTCGCATCATTAATTCTAACCGGTAATACCGGATTAACAGTATTATTTTTCAATAAAATTGTATTTTTAAATCCTGCCATTTTAGCAAATGAAATATAAGCGGTCGAGTCACCAACTACACAAATATTATTCTGACAGCCATTAATAATAGTATTATAAGTACTGTTAGTATTATTAGATGTATAGATAGCGTTGCATATACCATTAATAACGCTTGAATAGGGCCCTAAAACTACGTTACTCAACCCACTAACAATACTTGAATAAGGACCTGAAACTACGTTACTCAAACCACTAACAATTGTATTATAACCGCCTGATAATATCGTATTATGATTACCACCTAGAATTGTAGAATATCCACTAGTAACATTATTAAATGTACCACCTAAAATAGTAGAGCAACCTGCAGATGTATTATTATTACAACCACCTAATATAGCGGAATATCCACCGGTAGCAAAATTATTATCTAATGTACATATATTATGATTAACAACATTACAATAATATGGACCTTGTGGTTGTATATTTGTTAATCCAGAACCATCGCCACTAAAATAACCACCATAAAAATAAGGTGCACATATATTACCATCAGCACTTAAATTATTAACCCTAAAAGTAGTAGCTGTTGAAGTATTGAGAAGAGTATAGGCAGATGACCATTTAGCTGAATTAGCAGATACTGTTGTGTAGGTATTTTGCCAATTACCTGTAAGCGCTCTTACGCCTGTATCTACTGTACTACCGCTAGAGCCCCAACCTGCACTATAAGCACATACTGTTGTATAAGCGTTTGACCAATAAGCTGAATTAGCAGTTAACGTTGTATAAGCATTATTCCATGTACCAGATACAGTATTAATATCTGTATATTTTACAAATGAACCTGTATTTAAATTACTATATGTTACCCAAGTACCACTATTAGTTGATAATGTTGTATAAGTGTTTTGCCAATTAGCACTATTAGAACTAACAGTTGTATAGGTATTTTGCCAAGTAGCTGAATTAGCGGTCAAATTTGTATAAGCACTACTCCAGTTAGCACTATAAGCACATACTGTTGTATAAACATTAGACCAAAACGCTGAATTAGCAGTTAACGTTGAATAAGAATTATTCCAGTTAGCACTAAATGAGCTAACTGTTGTATAGGTATTTTGCCAATTACCAGTTATTGCTCTGACTCCTGTATCTATTGTACCACCACCACTTCCTAATAATACACCATTTGCATAAACAGCCGTAGATGCTGAAATGGTACCAGCTACAGTTAATTGCTGGTTAGGTGTTGAAGTATTAATACCAACAAATCCACCATTAGTTGCAGTATTAACGTTAACAATACGCATTCTTTCATTACCACTATTACCAGATGTACCACTTAATGAACCACCTGTATGAAATATTAAATCTCCTGTTGATCCTGTATTACCGACACTTATATTACCAGTTGTAGCAAAGAAATACGAATCATTTGGTCCAATTATATTGAATGCTGGAAAATATATATTACCATTATATTTTGAACTATTAATACCTATGTCTACATAGTTTGTTAATAAATCATTATAAAGAGCTACGTCAGTACTCGCGCTCACCCCGGCAACCGTATTTTGTATTTGATTGAATACAGAGCCAGAAGCTGCTGCTGTAATTGTTAAGGGCGATATATTAAGAGCGGCAATAGGTGTGGTAGAGCCTATTTGTGCAGCAGAGGCATACACAGTACCGGTAGTACTTAGTAATCCATAAACTGTCGTTCCTCCTAATAATTTTGCCATGGTCTTTTATATTTATCTAATATTCTTTAAATACCAAATCTGTTTCTTTGAGCATTAAAATTTTGTGAAACTTCACCTGCCTGTATAGCTCTATTATACATTTGAAATACAGCGACAGAGCCTGTTAAGTAAGCATTTGTTCCCATATTTGTGCTATCAGCAGGTCCAATAGCATAATAGTAGTTAGATCCATTAACCTGTCTACTGAATGTTGTTGTTCCGATAGCAGTACCGTTTAAGTAACCAGTCAGTGTAGCTCCATCATAAGTAAATCCAACATAATACCAGTTATTAAATGATAAGTTTGATGTTGTAACTCTATTATTTAAACTTCCTTGCCATATAGACATGCTTATAGCTCCTGATGAATTAATTTCTATATTCGAATCATGCCATCCACTGCTAGGTGTTGTTGATCCAAGCTCTACAACAATTTGACCTTGAGCCGTTGGACGTACCCATATAAATTCAGATATTGATGATGATGCACCTAATTGCGAAACAAGATTATTTGATACTGTATATTGGTTACTACCGTTAAGATTTATAATACCTCCATTAGTTGTACTGAAAGTCGGACTATTAACCAGAGTAGCGCTATTTCCATAAATAGATAAATCCGTCCATGTACTACCTGCACCTGGATAGCTAGCAGGATTACCGGCATCTAAAAAGAGTATTAAACCACTTGTTATTACGTTAGCTATACCAGTTATTTCATCAAAGTATCCAGATACAAGAACCCGGCCATCGGATGTTTCTCTTTTAGCTACACTACCTCCTTTAATAGCAACCTCATCAAACCCTCCACTATACATAGCTGTAGTAGAGATTTTATTATTCGTATACGCTATTTCATCAAAATATGTATTAGTAAAATATACACCGTTAGATGATAATCTTGCGACTGTTGTTGCCATTTTAGTTAAAAACAGTATCTATACTGTTTGTTGTAGAATTATAAAATTGATAAGCTTTAACAAAATTGCCTCCAGTCAAAAATTGTATTTGATTATTTGTAGCAATATTAAGACCAGTAAGTGTACCTTGAGCAGATAGAGATGATAATGAAGTTACCGGACCGGTCAATTGACCGCCACTTAATGGCAGATATAATCCCCCTGTACTACTACCACTTCCTAATAATACACCATTTGCATAAACAGCTGTCGAAGCAGATATCGTGCCATATACCGTTAAGTTACCTGAAACAACGGCACTTGTAGTAACTTTAAATGGTGTAGGTATAATACTCATCTACACATATTTAACTGTTGCATTAAATTTATCTATCTAAAAATTAATCACTAATTGCTGTTCCGTAACTATTAATAGTCCAGTTATTTGAATTAGAATTACTAAAATTTAAATATAAATCAATAGCGGAACCTGCCGAAAGGGATACAACGTTTAATTGGTTATTAGGATCAACAAAATTTGTAACCGTATAGTTCCAATTTGTACTAGCATCATCATAGTGAGCAAGCATTTCAAAAGCAATTGTATAATTTGTAGATGCTTGTTTGCCTCGTGTAAGAAACTTTATTGTACCCGGTGCACCTAACCCGGCTAAACTAAATGTTGGTAATGTAATATAAGAACCACCTGCTGCTGTTATTGTAAATAATTGATTCTGTACGTATGTACTAGGACTTGCACCTGTATTGACAAGTGTTTGAACTGGTGAAGTTCCACTAATCCATGTATTACCAGAACTAAGATTACCGGTTACAGTTGCAGTATTAAACGTGGTTGTACCGTTAAATTTACTACCTGTATTGCCATATACAATACCACTAGTATTTGCAACAAGTGTACTGATTGTTGCATTTGATATAGGAACGTTAACTGCTGAAAGAACACTCGCTGTTACTGATAGAGCATTAAAGAGTGTCCATACATCGCCATTATTGATACCTTGACCCGATAAACTACGTGATCGTAGAAGACCAGAAGCAAGACCACCATAAGGTAATCCTGAAGCGCTTAATGCCGACAGAGCATTATAGAAACCCATTACACCGATATCATAAAGATCGGTTGTATTATCAAGACCCATATAGATGATTGGATCACCTACGATTAATGATTGAGCATTTGTTTGATATGAAGAACCAGCTACAGTTAAACTACCACCAATTGCGACATTACCTGTTGTATTAACTGTAGAGAAATAACCAGCACCACCACAAATTGCCGATGTACCACATACTGTACTACCTTGTATACAATTAGTAGTGTATATATTATTTGTTGAACATACTAAATTAGAACAAACTGATGCACCACTAACAGTACCAGTTATAGTATTAATATTACCTGAAGATGTACAAATGTTACCTGAAGAGGTACAAATGTTACCTGAAGTTGTAGTAATATTACCGGTTGAAATTAAGGTACCACCCTGTACACAATTACTTGCTACAATACAAGAGGAGGCGTTTATATTACCTGTAGAACATAATGCACCACCACAAACAGATGTTGAACCACAAACTGATGCACCACAAACGGCACCTTGTGAACTAATATTATTAACGTATGTATAATTATTCTGAGTTGCACTCAATCCACTACCAAGAATAAATGTATTACATTGACCTGTATAGTTATTTTGACCACCAGCAATAAAGTTATAACAAATATAGTTTGAAGCTGAATTTATATTGTTATTACTACCATTTATAATAGTATTGCATCTATTATAATCAGCAAACGGACCACCTTGACCATTACGAACACTACAAATACCATTATTACCACCACCAATTAAATTATAGGTTAAATTACTATTTAAACAACATTGATAATAGCACCAACCGTTTGCTGCAGTTATATTGGTTATGTTAGCACCATTACCATAAAAACCTGTTGTAGCACATATCGTACCGCCTGATAAATTTGTAAAACAACCTGCAGCAGGTATAGTATTTCCTATTATTGTATTATCAATAGTACCACAAATAGCACTAATATTTTGAACAATCGTACAACCACCTGAGTTAATACGTAGTCTTTCATTACCACTGCCTACAGCTGCGGTTCCTGAAAGTGTACCACCAGTAAAGAATAATACATCACCAGCGGTTGAAGTTCCAATTGCTAAGTTAGCTGATGTATTATAAAAATATGAATCCTGTGGTCCAACAATATTAAACTTAGGAGTGTATAAATTACCATTATACTTTGAACTATTAATACCTAAGTCAATATAATTACCCTGATCATTATAAGCTGCGAGATCAGAACTTGAACTCAATCCAGCTGCTAAATTTGTTACTGAATAAAATACAGAGCCAGAAGCTGCAGCTACGTTTGTAATAGGAGCAAAATTAAAAGGTAAGTTAGCTGGAACAGTTGTAAGCGTACTACCAGCAGTAAGAGTCTGAGTTAAGATACTACCTGGTGTACTAAGGTTGTTTACATATGTAAAATTACTTTTTGATGCATTAAGACCATTACCAAGAATAACAACACAACTATAACCTTGATCATTATTATTACAACCGCCAATAATATTGTATTGACCAGTTGTACAGTTAATGTTATTATAACCATTAAGAATTACAGAATAACAAGCAGATGCTGTATTTTGTCTGCCACCGATAATTGATGTATTACTTGTATTACAAATAATACAGTTAGTAGTTCCACTGCCGATAAAGTTATAATAACCATTACCTGCTGAAAGAGAATTACTATTACCACCAACAATTACACTTTGTGAAACTGTATTATAAATACAATTACTAGCACCACCAACAATGACGTTACAACCTCCAACGCCGCAATTACAATTACTAGCACCACCACCGATAAAATTACCTTGACCGCCAGTATAATTTTGAGAACCACCAACAATAGCACTATAAAATCCACTTCCAATCTTATTACCACTACCACCACCAATAATAGAACTATATGATACTAATATACAGTTATTAGAGCCACCACCAATAACACCAAGGCAACTATCATTAGTATTAGATAAACCGCCTCCTATATGACTATAACAAGCATTTGCACATAAACAGTTACTACCACCACCTCCAATATTAGAACCAGATCCTGAAGCAGTGTTACTACCTGATAAAGGTTGAATTGAAGATGCACCTGGACCTTGTTGATAAATTGCTGCAGGTAAATTTGTGATATTTGAACCATCACCATAAAAAGTACCACAAATTGTTCCATTACCGCTTTGTGTACTAAGATTGTTAACGTATGTGTAATTAACTACAGATGCACTTAAGTTAGTTCCAAGAATAAAAGTATTATTAGCACATGTATAATTTTTACATCCACCGAGAATTGCACTATTTAAGGCATTTTGAATACAATTATTTTGACCACCACCAATAAATGAACATGCTGCAGCTGATAATGTATTATTATAACCACCAACATTTACAGACCAATTACCGTTAACAACATTGCTTTGACCGCCACCGTTAAATGCGGCAGTACCGTACACACTATTTGTATTACCACCAACATTAACAGTATTTTGACTTAATGCACAGTTATTATAACCAGCACCGACAAATGCAAGTACTCCATTAGCACAATTCTTACAACCTCCAGCTACAACTGCACATCCACTAATTACATTATTAAGAGTACCACCACCAATAAAAGCACCATTTCCGTTAGGACCAATAATATTACTAGTACCACCAGCTATACTAGCACAAGTTGTATTAGAATTTATTGTATTAGACCCATAGATAGGTAAAATACTATTATTTGTTGGTGTACCTGCATAACAATATGTTGAATTAGCAGATAAAGCAAATAATGTAGCTAAATCAACTCCACCTGATAAAATTTGTCCTGTAGTATTAGAACTGCCTTTAATTGTAAAGCATGTATTATTAATTGCCATATTCTATACGTATATTTATAGCTATAGGTATCGTTTATATAAGGAAATGATTTGTTCTTAAACCTTTTATATAAATTACTTTATTAGATCCTGGTATTGGAGTATATACAGCACTTAAATTAACAACAGTAGGTGTCGCTTGGTTATCAACGTCAGCTGTATAGCCATTAATCAAATTCGCTGACGCAATCTGCCCGTATTCACTACAATATACACTTGGTGCTAGGGTAGCTAATAAGTTTACTTCTGAGTAATAAACATCTTGACTCCAGCTTGCTTCAACCTGTAGAGTATATTTTGCAGTTTTAAAGCTATTGAATGAGAACGTATCAATTATTGTACCTCCACTTCCTGATAACGGAATAGCTACATAGATCGGTAAATGCGGATTGAGATTGACCTGTAAATATTGATTAGGATCTGATGGATTAGTTCCAGCAAATATATACATTCGATTATTATAAAGGGAAACTGTATATCCTTTAGGAATCTGAATATTATTCGGTGCTATGTAATTATTAACATAACTTTGAATTGTTAGATATGTATTTGATGCTGAAAGATTTTGATAACCTAAAGCTGAAAGTGAAACTGTATTACCATTTGAGAGCGTAAGATTATAAGCAGATGTAGTATCAACAAAACTCAAAGTCTGACTTCCACCGCCTGATACACTACCTCCGGAGATAGCTGTAACAGTCAAGTCACTATTAACAGTATAAATTGTTGTTGGTAATCCGCTTAAAGCTAAAATTTGACCGGGGTAGGCAGTTCCATTAGTTGCTGCATATGAGGTTAACGCTGTTAAACTACTATATACAGAAGTAGAGTCAAGAGGTCCAGAAGAGACTCTTTGAAATCCATATGGTAATGTATATGTGTAATATGACATATTAAGGTATAGTAATAGTTAAATTAGGATTAGTATATGATGCATTATTAGGTAATAAGAATGTCCATACATAATAAGGAGTAGAACCTAAATTGTTTTGTCCGGGTATAGATATTAAAGCACTACCTGAAGTAAAGCTAGGTGTTATATAATGTCCAAGGTTATTATCATATACAGCAATTGAATTGGTATTACCGTATATAGAAGCAGGGTATGCAAAAGCAATACGAGTAAACGTACCGTTTTGATTTAATGTAATAGTAGAGTTAGGATTGTATTGATTACTTTGATATGTATTTGTAAACACCGATCTTATATCTGAAGAGGTAGCAGGTGTAGAGTGTATGTTATCATATGTAACATAGATAGAGTACCAAGGAGAAAGGGTAAATGTGCTTGTAATTGAATTAGCTGATATCTGTCCAACAGTATCTGTTTGACCGAGATTGTTAGTTTTTGCTATACCTGTAGGATAATAAGATGAAGCTTCATAATATACTGTACTCGTCAAATAATAAGATGGAAACGTTTGTGAGGTATTAAGAGTAGAAGGTAAGCTAAATTGTTGGGAGTATATACTTGTATAATTTATACTATCGGCACTTGAAAGGAAAGCATACCCTACTCCAGTACCCGCATCATTCTGAACCCAATTAAGAGTAAGTTGAGGATTTGTTATTTGTGTACCAATTTCATAAGCTGAGGTAAAGCTCTCACTTATTGTAAGAGTGGGTTGGGTGTAGGTAGGGTGAGTTACTGTTTGAAGTATGTTTAGGAGTATTGCCGAGAGAGGGGTATTAGCGACAACAGTATTACCACTTGCATACAAACCAATATTAGTACTAACATTAATTTGATAGGGCATCTTACCACCAACACCCCATGAAGCAGAATTAGCATTTACCGTTGTATAAACCCCGGCTGTATTACCTCCAGCTGTCCATAGAGCACTATACGCACATACAGTTGTATAAGCACTACTCCAACTAGCAGAATTAGCTGAAACAGTATTAGAAGTATTTGTCCATTGAGCAGTAAGGGCATTTGCAAGTCCAAAGGTTACCGCTGAACTCCACGCTCCGGAATTTGCACATACTGTATTATATGTACTTGTCCAAAAGGCTGAATTACTGGAAAGTGTAGTATAGCTATTATTCCAATTGGCGCTATTATTGTTTACAATACTTGTTGTATTGACCCAGGTAGCACTATATGAGGTTAATGTAGTATAGCTATTATTCCAATTAGCAGTTAAATTAACAAAATTTGTTATACCGCTCCAAATAGCACTATATGCGCATACAGTTGTATAAACACTACTCCAATTAGCTGAATTTGCCGTAACAGTATTGTAGGTATTATTCCAATTAACAATACTACCGGCAATACTACTTAACGTAGTTTGTGATGTTCCAATTACATTACCAACAGCTATAGCTAATCCAGATACAGTAATCTGAGCTGTTGTTGGTACATTATTAAAATTAAATGAATTAACAACAGCAAGTACGTCAGTTGCTGATAGGGTTTTTACTACTGGAAGATCTGTAATCCTTAGATTAGACATATACTATAACCATATTTATGGCTATAGTCTCCAGTATGGTATTATTAACCTCCAGCAATTGCTGGTACTATAGAAATAATATCATTCTCCTGAATAATTGTTTTTCCTTGTTGGAGAAAACGAACATCTTCATCATTCTTATAGATATTAATAAATCTACGCACAATACCATCAGCATCAAAAATTCTTTCTTTTATCTCAGGATATGATAAACAAAGAAGTTTTAAGCATTCATCAATATCTGTACCAAATGTGTTAATCTCTTCACTACCTCCAACGAGTTTTCTTAAAGGTACTGGTATTCTTATAGTTGCCATATTATAACTTTACCATCATTCCTTTATCGGAATTCCAGTCTTGAAAATTGTATTTTGGTGAATATGTTTGAACTTTCTTTTTAGGTTTGTAATCTTTAATACGATAAGGATATTCATTAGTATAATGCCACCAATACTCTTTAAGGTATTTATTAACCTCTCCCATTGTCTTATAAGGAGAACACATTGAAGCATACCAAGCCTTACCCGACCATCGTTCAATTACGTATGACATTATTTTCGCTTCTTACCAGCATCCGAACGCTGAGCTCGATACTTTGTTTTACAGCTCTTAGGAAGACCTGCATTAAGCTGACGACGAAGAAAAGCTGCAGTCTCATACCGACGCTTACTACCGGTAATAACTTTAGTCTTAGGCATTATTAAAAAAGAATAGGTGTTGAAGATACAACCTCAGTTGTTTTTGATACAAGAATATAATCTTCAGTGTCAGCAGCGGTCTTCTTTAATGGTTGCTTATTTGGTATAACAACAGCTTTTGAATCTGCTTTAATAACAACAGCTTTACCGTTTCCATGAATTGATTGATTAACACAGTTAACACACCCAGTAGAAAGGGCAAGGATTGCTAGAATTGTAATTAGTGATGTCTTATTCATATTTTTTAATAATATAGGCATTTAAGAAAACGGCAAGTGAAAAATTGGCGGAGTTGACGGGACTCGAACCCGCACTCACTAAAGTGACAGTCTAGTGCTTTAACCATTAAGCTACAACTCCTTTTCTCGGGATGACAGGATTCGAACCTGCGACTTCTTGGTCCCAAACCAAGCGCTCTACCAAGCTGAGCTACATCCCGTTAAATTATAATTTAGGCTTAGCAGGATTCGAACCTGCGACATCATCCTTATCAAGAATGCGCTCTAACCAGCTGAGCTATAAGCCTGAAAATGGTACACGAGGAGGGATTTGAACCCCCGACATCTTCGGTGTAAGCGAAGCGCTACTACCACTGAGCTACTCGTGCAATATTGTTAATATATAGGCTATTCAGTATAGAGCAAGTATAAAATTAAATATCTTTATGGTAAACGATAATAAAAGTATAGGTATTAGACTTGCAGATATAATTGCATCGTTCATTGGTTCTTGGACATTTATTATTATTCAATCTACTTTATTAACAATTTGGATATTTGTAAATATTATGAATTGGACAAAATTTGATCCTTATCCATTTATTCTTCTTAATCTTTTTCTCTCTTTTGAAGCTGCATATGCTACACCCCTTATCCTTATGTCCTCCAATAGACAATCAGAACGTGATAGAGAGCATATGCTTAAGGATTTAAAGATAGATGAAGAGGATCATATTATAATAGCTGATTTAAAAACGATACTTACTGAGCTTCACGAAGATATTAAGCTCGATAAACGTGCACTTAAGGATCACAAGAAATTAAAATCTGATCACGAAGAATTAAAGGAAATCTTAGCTGAATTAGTACAAGAAATAAAAAAGAGAAATACAGGTTCAGTTTAAAATGGTGCGTCGTGGTAGAATCGAACTACCATTAAGGCTTTAGAAGAGCCCTGTCCTATCCGTTGAACGAACGACGCGTAAATTAAAGATCTTTAAACATACTTAAGATCCCTTTACTATCATCTAGAGCAGGTATAAAACCTTCCTCCTCTAGATAATAACGAAGAGATTCAAACAATCTATCTGATGGCCATCCTTTAGAGATAATAGCTACCTTTGTACCCTCCACCTCACAGACAAACTTCTGTCCTTTATACTCAATCTGTAATACGTAATTAAAGTCTGGATTTTCCATGAAGTTCTGTAGTAGGTAGAGGTCGATAGGATCGAATAAAATTCTTAATAGGATTACTAAAGATAAGACTTGCTGATACTATGAGTATAACTATAGAAAAGCTAAATACAAGCTTCATTTTGAGAGTCTGAATTAGAGTTGGTTGTTGTTCTAGTTTCATAAAAATGGTACTCCAGATCGGATTCGAACCGATACTTGAGGGATTTTAAGTCCCTTGTCTCTGCCGTTGGACTACTGGAGCATAATTATTAATACCATTTTAAATGAACTGGTTCACCTTTGCAATTAAGAAATTCATTTTGTTTAAACTCTACATACTTAAACGTTCCCATCTCTTCTAGGAATAGTTTATCTCCAGATGTCATAGGATTAACATATCGTTTTCCATCACGGGTAATAGGATTAGCATTAACAATAAACCCTAGTTCACAAGCTGCTTTAAGAAGAGATTTATCCTTACCAGTTCGTGATACTTTCTTCTGAGCGCGTTCGATAACTCGATGCATTCTCTTAAGAGAACGTTCGAGATCTTTAGCTTTATCAGATACGTCGTTTAGAATGTATTGTTTCATTTAAAGTAGTGGGCCTACCAGGATTCGAACCTGGTAAGGTTATGCTTGAACTTCAGAAGTTTTTAGAATGGTCCGCCTAGCAGGATTCGAACCTGCACTGCGCCAGAGTCTCCCAGCTTCTTGTGTATAAAACAAGGGTTCTACCATTAAACTATAGGCGGTTTAATTCTAATAAATTTTATCTTGCTTCCAATTACATTAACCCTCCGTTAAAATTATCTATCTAGATGATCGAGTTGTTCCTTATATTCATCTCGTTGACGAGTACATTCAATGAGATCGTTTTGAGCTATTTGAAGCAATTCTTTAAGACGAATATTTTCTTCTCTTAGACTGTAGAGCTCTTCAACAGGCCAGGGTTTAAAATCATCATTCATTACCAAGACATAATATACAATATCTCACCAATAAGCAAGAGAAAAAAGAAAAAACTTATTACCCAACTATTCCAGATGTTTTGTAAGAAGATTTTAATTGGGTTAAATCTAATCATATGTTTATGATATTATTCTTCTTCAGCTGAGTCAAGTAAATTTTTTAACTCCTTCATCTCTAGGTCATGACGCGCTTTAAGTTCGTCACACTCTCTATTAAACTCTTTAAGCTTCTTAATATTAGGCTTTGTTAAATTTATATCACATCCACTCATAAAGATATAGTCATTAATCTTCTCAGATAACTCATCCATTCTATCCTGTATCCAGTCTAGATTCTTATAGATATCAACTATCTTTTTTATTGTTTCCATTATCTGTTTTCGTAATCTTTTAGATTTGAATATAGCCAGTGAAGTTTATTAATAAATTTGTGATATGCTTTAGTAATTTTTGGATTGTCTTTATTATTAAAAAGAGTTTCAACAAATTCATGTTTACCTATTTTCTTAATTTTATTACCTAGTGTATTATTTGGTAATCTGCCTCCGCGAGCAAATTCCTCTAGTTCATTTAATATCTCTTGTCGTTCTTCTGAGGTTTCAGCTTCTGAGTAATCCTCTTGAATAGCATCAAGTACATTTGTAATATAATTATTAAGCTCAACAGGATCAGTATAATAATCTAACGTACTTCTACCGTAATGTTTTCCAATAATCTTATATGGTTGTTTAGCATGATAGAGTTCATGAACTAAAGCATCTTTGACAAATGCTCTATCGTGTTTTATCTTATAATAATGTAATACAATATACTCTTCATTAGTTTCAGCATCATAGATATATGTACCCTTATCTGCTGAATTTTTATCAAATCCTACATAAACAGGAATCTCTTTATCTTCATCATCCTCATCATCATGAAACTTAACAATCCCTATAGTAACAAATCCTTTCTTGTTAATATAATCTTTATATACTCTTTCAGGTCCAAGGCTAATAATTTTAACCATTGGCATTTTTAATCTCTTTGGATCAAAGAGATTCATATAGAAATCTACAATATCGTTTACACTCTGTTGCTCAATACCTGATAGTCTATAGGTACGTTCAGAAATATATTGTTTAAACGATAGCATTAAATTATTTATCTACTAAACTTAATCCTTTTATCTAGTGCTTTCTGTTTACGCTTATATTTTTGTTTTGGTGTTTCAAAGTATCTTTTAGCTCTAACTGTATCCAAAATATAATCAACATCCATTTTATTTTTTAATCTTTTGAGAGTACGATCAATATCCTCTCCTTTTCTTGGAATTACTGAATGCATGATTACTTACGTTTTGGAAAAAAAGATTCTCTACGTGCTTTTTCTGAACCATACCAATGAAGCCAAGCATCCTTTAATTTTGCATCCTGTTCTGGGGTAGTAATATAATATTTTTTAATTTCGCTAAGTGCCTTATCGAAATATTCATTAACTATATTCGGATCATACGATCCTTCTTCTCTATGTTTAGTTGCATCAACTGCGTCAAGGTAAGCACGGGTTACAACTCTATAAATATCATAATCAAGCTTATGTTTTTCTATTGCTGCTTTGCTTCTTCCTATTTGTTTTGGTACACTTAAGAATTTTTGCCAGAGTATATCTTTACCTAATTGACTTGCATCGTATTTCTTGATATCAGCTTGAGCTGCTTCCTTATCTTCATGCTCTAAAGCACCAGCACGTAATTCATCACTAATGTAATCATTATCGGATTCAAGATAAACACGCTTATAAGCTTCAGCAATTAAGTGTTGGTCGTTATTCATATATTAAATATTTATAAATATTATAAATGAAACTTAAAGAATACCCATATATTTCCGGTGTACCTGCAAAATTATTTTTATATATTTCTATTGCATCATTTTCTTCTCTTCTAAGTGATCTCTCCCATTATACATGTTCTCATGATCATTGGAGTGATATTACACCTATTCGCTGGATCACAATATTTTTAAACTTCTTTGTACAAGCTTTAATTGCATGGAGAGCGTTTATCGATGGTTCTGTAGAGAGACTTGCTGAACGTGAACGTGAGGATGATAAGGCAAAAGAACTCGATCACCGTCACTAGGAGTTGCATTAATATATCATTAATATAAATCCTTATATGTCAGACTCAATCGAAACATTCAAAACAATAACAGAAACATTTGTAACAGAGGTCACAAAGTTTAGAAGTGGTAATAATTCCGCCGGGACTCGTGCACGCAAGGCTCTTCAAGAGCTTATTAAGTTTGCACGTACTGAGCGTAAATCTATTCAAGAAGAAAAGACTGCTAGAAAAGAAGCTAAGTAAAATTTGTTGGTGCTAAAGGAAGGCTCTATCTTTAATTAGATAGAGCTTTTTTTATTCCGCTGGTGGTTTTACAAACCCTTCATGAACAAGATATTCTACAATAGCTAGAAGTTCATTATCGGGGATATCTTCTTCATCTTTATCACGTTCTACAAAAATTTCTACATCATCGTCTTCTTCAACAACATCAATTTTATAACTAATACCCTTAAAATCTATATCAAATGACTTCATCATAAAATTGCAATCTTTCTATAGATATTTAATCAAATTTATGGAATATAATTTTGATTAAGGAGTTGTAAGGCTTTAACAGCTGTTGTGAGATTTAAATAAAACTTTTTATCATCCTTCATGTAAACAGTACCATATGCTGTAGAATTACTTTTACTTTCTTTTTGTATTGATTCAACACGAACCCAACCCTCTTCTGTAAAAGCATCCTGAGCCTGAGCAAGTAATCTCAAGTCCTTTTTTAATTCATCTATAGTCATATTAGTATATCTTATTAAAGATTTAGATTTTTTCTACTTGATCAATTGTTTTTTCTAACTCATCACCTTCATTCCAGTTATTACCGCAACAATCACACTTATATTTAACGGCTTTACCGACAACATTACCTGGAATTTTCTTATCAACTAAATCTAAAATTTTAGTTATAAGTCCTGTACTACCATAGTGCTCACATTCTGGATTACAGTTGCGTACCCTGTCTCCTACTCGAAATTGAGTAGGAGTTTTTTTATGAAAGTCTTTAAAGCTAAGCATACAAGTATTTATGTATGCTAGTTTATATTACTTCTTATTCTTAGCCTTAGCAATAAACTTACCGCTCTTCTTACAACGGAGTTGTTTCTTTGGCTTACGGAGTTCTGATACTTTCTTTTTATTAACAATAAATGTAGGTTTTGGCTGTAACTTAAAACCACACGTAATAAGATATTCCATACGCTCAAAGAGATAATCCTTATTACCAGCATATCGACCATTGAGAAGAAGCTTCATCTCCATAAGAATATCTCTCATTGTATCACTACCGACAATACTCTCAGTAACAAATTTCTCCCTATTAATAATCATCTGCCTGTTAACATAAAGAGTATTACCGATCTTATTCAGAGTATTATACTTTGAACGAAGGGTATAGTTAATAATGGAATCAATCATGTTTGTCATATTTCTAGTTATAGATTAAAGCAAAAGAATATGCAACTCTTTTAATTTCTCTATTGATTATCTATTAAAGCGGTCTAAATTTAAGATATGGATAAATTTGCTATCTTTCACATTGACGGTGGTTGTGGAAAAAATATTGTAGGTACGGCTGTAGTTAAATCTATTAAAGCTGCCTACCCTGAACATAAAATTATTGTAGTATGTGCGTACCCTGAGGTATTCATTCATAATCCAAATATCTACCGAGTGTATAAATTTGGCAATATACCATATTTTTACGACGACTATATTGATAAAAAGGAAACAAAGATTTTTAGAATGGAGCCTTATCATACCGAAGACTTACTTTATCGGAGGAAGTCCTTAGCTGGTATTTGGTGTGATACATTCGGTATACCTTGTATTGATGACAAGCCAAATATTTTCCTAACAGAGCGTGAAATTATCTTTGCTCAACAACAGATGCAGAAAGATGGTCCTGTTCTTCTCATTCAATCTAGTGGAGGTGCTGAGCAACAGGGTCATCCATATTCATGGTCAAGAGATTTACCACCAGTATTTGCTCAAGAAGTTGTTGATGCCGTTCGCGGTAATTTTAGTAAGATTCTTCATATCCGTAGAGACAATCAACCAGATATTGGTGGTACAATTAAAATAACAGATAGCTTTAGAAATCTTTTCTGTTATATTGCTCTCTCTGATAAGTTTCTTTGTATTGATTCTTTTGCTCAGCATGCAGCAGCAGCTTTTAATAAGTCAGCAACAGTAGGGTGGATTTCTAACTCACCTGTTGTATTCGGTCACGATATTCATACTAATATTGTTGCTACTGGAGCTGAGACTTTCCGTCACCGTATAGATAGTTATCTTGAATCAGATGACTGGACTGGTGGTAGATTCCATGAATGTCCATATGATAATATTAATAAGATGTTTGATAAGGATCAGTTTGTTGAATCTCTATTAGGTTCAAAAACAGGTGAATTATTATTTGATATGCCGAAAACTGTTAATACAATTACCATGTAATATGATATTCTTTAACTCCTCTATGCCTCGTAGTATGAGTACACTTCTGCAGTGTATTCTCAATCAAAATCCTGAAATTGCAGCTACACCAACTGACCCTGTATTAGAATACTTGTATGGAGCTAGAATGAACTATACAAGTACACCGGAAGTTAAAGCTATAGATCCAGAAATTGCTGCTAAGGCATGGAAAGGGTTTTGCTGGGGTGGATTAGAGGGGTATGCTAATAGTTACTCAGATAAGCCTAATCTCTGTATTAAGACAAGAGGTGGTACAATTCATTACCGTTGGTTTGAGCATATGATGCCTTATAAGCCAAAAATGATTTGTATGGTAAGAAATTTAAAAAGTGTATTTTCTTCGATGGAGAAGATTTATAGAAATAGTCCAGAACACCATCAAGCTATACAGAATCACGCGGAGATGAGAGGAACATCAACGGCAAAACGTATTGACGCATGGGTTGCAGGGCCTCCAGTAGGTCTTGCTTTAGAACGTCTTCAGCAAACAATGCTAGAAGGCATTAATAAGGAGGTTCTTTATATTAGGGCTGAGGATCTTACATCGTATCCTGAAAGAGAGATGAATAAGATCTATCAATATCTTGGATTGAATCCCTTTAAGCACGACTTTAATAATGTTGAGCAGTCAATTAAGGAAGATGACTCTGTTTACGGTTTAACATCCGATCTTCATACTATCCGTCAATCTGTTCAACCTCTTACACCTGACTACAATACAATTTTAGGAAAACAGGTATGTGATTGGATAGATAATAATTTTGCTTGGTATCAACAGGGATTCGGGTATACTAAATAGCCCAAGGAATAGAAGAAAGAGCAAGAACTGCAGAAGCCTGAGCAAGAACTGTATCATTTGTCCAATTTCCAGCAGCAGCATATTGATCAGGTCCATCCCAAAGAATAACAGCTTGCGGTAAACCTTTAATTCTAGCAATAATTCTCTTTTGAATAAATTGATCTCTGATAGCTTGTATTACGATAGGGTCAGGTAGAGTTATAATTTGTTCAGGCTGCAATATAATGTCCATATATTTTATTTATATTAAAATTTTAAAATTAAAAGATATTATCTTACAACCTGTACACACACCAGTGTCGCGTCTTCATTACCTGTACCGTAACGCGCTGTTTGTAAAGTGAATCCTGTTGTTGACAGTGATACACCATTAGCTATATTACAAGCAACGTCAGAGTTACTATTTGGGGTTTGTGCTGTTGCCGTTACACTGTAATTTGCATCTGGCATAGCTGTACCAAACGTAAAGACATAGGTACCAGTACCTGATCGAGATACACTTAAATTACCGCTTCCATTCGTCGTTATAGCACCATTAGATGTATTAACACTAAAATTTATCCATGCTCGTACCCCATAAACTGGAGCTACAGAACCGTAACCGGAATTCATTCGGAAGGTACCAAATGCCTGTACACCTCCAGAAGAGTTCTGTCCATTTAAGACAATATCACTACTACTATTTGTATTAATCCAGATTGAACCGTCTGATGCCGTAATATGTAAATTACCATCATCGTTTATATAACTATGACCGTTAAATGATATAGCATTATTACTTGGAATATTATTAGTCTGTACTGTTGTCTGTTTGAGACCAATCATACCTGATTGAGATACAGTGAGTGTTGTTGCTGTATAGGGACTATTAAGAAACTCAATACCACCAGTATAGTTAGCTCTAAGGTACATACTAGCTATACCGTTACCACCAACTACTCTAATAAAGTCATTATAATAATTTCCTGCACCTCCTCCACCCTTATCATTTCTACCTGTAAAGAGTAAGGATGAATCTGTAGCTCCAGAATAATTAGATGTTATTATACCAGCAGCTGCTATTGCTCCTTGTGATGAAATATTATTAACGTAAGTATAGTTAGCAGCTGTAGCACTTAACCCGGTACCAAGAATAAATGTATTAGCAAATCCTTTTGTATCATTACCGGATCCTGCTGCAATAAACGATCTTAATCCAGAAGATATGTTATAAGCACCACCTGCGATAGATGAGTATGTACCTGATGCTGTATTATTACCTCTTATTGGTCGTATGGAACTTGTAGCATTGATTAATGTATAAGGAATAGTAGAAACAGTTTGATATGCTGTATTCCAGTTAGCGCTATTAGATTTTGTCATTGTATACGCGCTAGTCCATTGATTACTACACGCAGGAATTCCGGTTACACATATATCAGAGCCAATAATAATACCAGAGCAAATATTATTTGTATATGTGTAATCATTTGTAGGTGCATTAATATTTGATCCCAACACGAACACATTACATGCACCACTAATTGTATTACAGCAACCACCTGCTATAAATGACATAGAACCAAGAGGACTTGTTGAATTGAAATTCTGTATACAATTCTTATAACCACCGACAATAGTAGATGCAGATATACCAGCAAAATTAGCATTAATGCAAGCTCGACTAGATATTACATTACTTCTTCCACCTATGATAGTGGAATCTTTAAGAGAACTTTGAGTACAAGTACTAGCACCGGTATTTTCGTTAATACCATCTGCGGTCATACAAACTACATTACCATACCCGTTCAGAATACCCACATTATCTATTATTGCTGACGCACAATCATACGAGCAGGCAGTAACACAATTACTATTACCTGATCCAATTACGGTGTTGTTAATTATTGCACACGTATTGCAACCGAACTGACTACTACAACCTACTGTATTAATTGTATTACTGCAACCGTTTATAATAGAAGCGTTTGTTATACAACTATGAGAATTAATATAACCGTAATTGTAAGAGCAAATTACATTTAAGTTACCGGATCCTATAAATGCAGCAATTAAACAGGCAGCATAGCTACTATCTGTTGAACCTAAACTAATACAATTGTAACTACCGGCACCGATTATAGAATAGTCACCACATCCGCAGTTATAAAAACCACCGCCAATAAATGCCTGGCTGGCACTTAGTGAGTTATGTGCACCGCCTACAATAGAGCTATTAGCACCCAATACATAATTGCTACCTCCTCCAACTATTACCGACGATCCAGTATTACATTCTGAACTTGTACCGTCAATACAGTTACAATAACCTGCACCAATAAAATTATTACCATTATAAGCTGATGACGTGTTATGAGCACCACCGACAATAACGTCGGTTCCGCTATAACCAGATGTTGTATTACAATACCCGCCACCTATAAAACTACTTCCGTTATATCCACTTTCAGTATTGTATGTACCGCCACCAATAAAATTACCTCCACAACAGCTTGTTATTTTATTAGTATTACCACCTACTATTACACCATAATTGCCTAAATTACAGTTATTTAAACCACCTCCAATTACAGCATTACTTACATAGCATCCAAGAGCTACATTATTATAACCGCCAGCTATAACAGTACCCTCTATGAGATAATTGCTATTAGAGCTGGAAATAATTCTATTACGCACACCACCACCGATAACAGAATCTGTTATACAAAATCCTGATAGAGCATTACACGTTCCACCAACAATTGTTGATGTACATATACTACCAGCACCGCCCCCATCCCATCCGTTTTGGCAAATAGAATTGTTACATCCATTTAAAATTGTGCTATTTTGTATATGACCATCATCATAACCTGTATTAGCAATAACACTATTACCAACACCACCACCAATAAAAGTATTACAGATACAAGCTCCTGTATCTAGACCAACGCCTTGAGAACATACAAATACAGTATTATTACAACCGGAAAAAATTGATACATTATAATTACAAGCACCAGCATATATAGAAGTATTAGTAGCGCAAATATTATTATTCTGACCGCTACCTACATAAGAACAAACTGAACCTATGGATTGATTGTTACCAATAGTTGGTAAAATAGAAGATGTAGAAGGTATTAATGTATAGGCTTGACTAGAAAGTTTACTAAATGTGGTTGCGTTATATGTTGGATTATTTGTGGCTGAAGTAGAATTTACATAATTATAAGCACTATTCCATAAATTACTATTACCACCGCTTGCGTATATTACTTTATTTGATGAAATGCTACCGTTAACAGTTAACGCAATACCCGGAACAGGATTTGAAGTATAAATTCCAACACCAGGTAAACCTAATGAAGCACCAATATGCATTACTTCACCATTGGTATTACCATCATAGAAAGAAGCAATGTCGCCAGATCCTTTTTGTATAATGTATAAACCAGGTCCCTGACTGTTAACTACAGCACACAAAGCACTTGTTGTTGTAAAGAAAGTGTTGGCAAAATATGCGCTACCTTGTGCTGAGATATTCCCAGTAAATGTTACACTGCCTCTTACTGTACCGCCAGTTAAATTAAGGTAATTTGATTGTACATAGCTTGTTGTAGCATAAGAACCGGAATTAGCTTTTACACTAGTATAAACACTATTCCATTGACTACTGTTTCCGGTTTGATCATAAACCAAAGCATTACCACTAATACCACCGACAACAGTAAGATTCTGATTTGGAGTATCGGTACCGATTCCAATTACAGAAGAAAGAGAATAACTATTAATTAAGTTTGGCATTTTATTTTATAGTGATTCAATGACATTCATGTTACCAACTAGAGTTGCTGGAGTTGCACCACCTGCTGCTATTATTTTAGCTGTTAAGAAAATCTTGTCAGCATCTGTATATTGAATATTAGATCCGAGGTTAAGGAAGTTTAACTGAGTATTAACGTTAATTGTATCACCTGATGATGCATATCCTGTTAATAACTCCCAACCTCCACCCATATTAGCATAGCCACTAGGTTGACTACCTGTTAGTCCAGTTGTTGAAGTACAGGGCCAATACTGAATTGACTTACCTGTATTAACAGGAGTTGGTAATCCACTTAATCCTGGGTTTAATAAGAGCCGCCAAAAGATGAGTGATTGACTCGAATTTTTGCCTGGTCCATTAGCAGTATCTTGAATACCAATACTCTGAACCTGAATGTCTCCTCTCTGCCATGGTTCACCAAATCTCTGACCGACTCCTAGAATAACTACTTCTTGGTTTAAATTACAGTTAATTATTGTATTATTATATACGGAAGAAAAATAAGGATTAAGCTCAACATTTGCTTCAACGTTAATAGAACAACCGAACATAGATATTGTTGGGTTATAATTAACAGTTCCTGTATTATAAATTTCTTTTCTAACTGGCATTGCTGGAGCATTAGCATAAGGAGAACCAAATTGACCGTCAAAGGCCATTGTATGTAGAATGACTTCACCCTTATCGGTTACCTTACCGAAACGAACTTGATTAGTTCTATTACCAATAATATCTAACCAATAGGTATGGGTTCCGTGGAAGGCAGTTTGTATTATATTTCCAGTACTAGCCCCTGAACTATAATTACCAACACTTAATGGGTAGGTTAGAGTAATAGAAGGAGTAGCCGTATTATAGGACTGAACAATAGCAGGTCCGTTAAGCGTAAACGGAGTAAATCCATTTACAGTAACTTTAGAACCAATAGGGAAGGCACTAGCCTGAGCAGCATTTGTTACACTATATCGTACATTCCAAACTGTAGTACTACCAACGGAAACAGCAGTAACTGTTGGAGTTATTGTATTAGTAGTATAAGCAGATAAGGCAGGTAAATTCCAGTTCTCTCCACTCGGTCCATTACCATCTATTTTATCACCATTAAATTGACTTCTTGGTACTCTTGTTTCCAGTAGAGATCCATCCATTAATCTCATACGAACAACCGCGTTCATGTCCCCGCCTGATAATTCAAAGAAGAAACCATTAAAGCCAGTAAACCAACCCTTACGCTTTACAACATTTGTATCATAACCATCCCAGCACCAGGTACCAAAATACTGCATACCTACACCGGGACGTAGTTTATGTCTACGACGACTTGTTCTAATTGCTGTAGCTCCATTTGCCGTCCCTGATGTCATCAATGTACTAGCATAATTCTGAACATAGATACTAGTTGCCGTCGACGTAAAGGATTCAATCATTCGATAATCTCCATCCTTATCAGTTGTTGAATTATACCACCATTGTTGACCGAGTATAGCAGTTCTTGCACGACCGGTTTGATCAAGCTGATAACCTGGTGCGTTACTTACTAACTGAATACCAGATGGTATTGTTGAAACAGCATTTGTTATCGTAGCACTTAATGAGGTTACAGGGTTTGTTGTAGTAACCGAAAGGGGCTGTGGTAGTACGTAACTACTAGTCGGATTTAATAATGAGGTTAAGTAGATCATCGTCGTGTTTATTTATTCGTTATTGTACAAGCCTCCATCCGTATGTACCACCAACATAGATAGCTTTTAGAGAAAAACCTGCAATATTCATAGCAACTGTTTGATTTTGATTCTCTATGTTAGTAGAAGCAGATAGAGTAAAATTATTAGTAGCCCAGGTATAATAGGGGTCCATAAATCCAATTACTGTTCCAATGGTCGGTGTTGTAGGTAATACGCCAGTAACTCCAGAAGTTGTAGTATCTACCATATAATTACCAGTTGGTACATTGACAGAGAAATTACTATTTACGTAAGCATATAACGGGTTATAGGTACTCGAACTAACCGTTACTACACTACTGTTTGTTATAACACCATTACCAAGAACCTGGACATCGATTAAAGCTCCAGCTCTAGGGGTAAAATTAAGGTTAAGATAATTCGTTCCACTATATGTTATTGTAAAGTCTGTAGTAGGAGTTTGAATAGCTCCATTTAGAGATACAATATACGCTGCAGCATTCGTGAATGGCGCTGTTGTGCTAAGATTAAAAATAGATGTACTGCCATTGGTAATAAAAGAGTAAGCGCTTAATGGATTATTCCATCCTGCAGAATTATTTTGAACCAGGGTATAAGAAGTATTCCAATTAGCACTATTTGAACTAACAGTTGTATAGGTTGATTGCCAATTACTACTTAGAGAGGTTAATCCAGTAGCTAATGTATAAGCAGTATTCCAATTAGCACTATTAGCTGATACCGTTGTAAATGTACTATTCCATTGACTACTATTACCTGTACCATCATAAACTAATCCCTGTGAAGAGATATTGTTAACAAATGTAAAGTTATTAACAGCACTAACAAAAATATTAGATCCTAAGATAAATGAATTATTAGCACTTAATGTATTATTAGTGCCACCGATAATAGAAGAATTATCTCCATATACGCTATTATACACACCACCGAGAACACTCGATGAACCTAACGAATAGGGAGCTGTAGGAGGAGTAAAATTACCTGAATAAGGAGAATAACCGTTAAACACTCTTACCTCATCAATATAGCCTGTATAAAAACTACCTCCACCAGAATTACCTATACCTAATCTAAAATTCCAGTTATTACTGTAATTAGCACTGTCAGCATATGTACCAACACTAACACCATTTAAATAGAGTGTTGTAGTACCACTAACTCGACTTAAAGCAACGTGATTCCAAACATTTGGTGTAAAGCTAGATATTATTAGATCACTACCAGTAGATGTTGTGCGATAACTTATATTTCCGTTATTTACGTATATACGAGGATTTCCAGCACTACCAGTAGTATAGTTTCCAAGTATAAATCCAGTATTATTACCACTATTATTGAACCATAAGTCGACTGAAAAATTACCAGTTCCTATTGGGGAGTTTGTATTAATAGCTAGGAAAGCTGATCCTGGAAAATAAATTCCATTATTAAATTTACCTGATACACCTACTGTTAAATTACTCGGATTAGTGACTGTAAGCCCATATATTGAAGAATCAGCAATTCCGATAAATGAATCAAAATGTAATAATATTCTAGGGTATGGACCTAAGCCATATGTAGCTGTATTTTGTTTACCATTAACAATAGTAGAATATTGACTACTGGCAGTATTACAAAATCCGTTATTAATTGCTACACTCAATGCAGTTGCACAATTTAGTGAACCATTTAATACATTAGAGAAATTACAAAAATTTACATTACACGTTCCATTTAAAATAGTACTATAATTTGCCTGTAAATTATTACCACAACCATTACCAATTAATAAACCAGCACCAGTTATTGAGTTACAAATACCATTTAATAAAGCAGAAGTACCACCACCGTTAATAGTATTATTACAACCTGTACCAATAAATGTTAAACCACTATTAACAGTATTACATGAACCATTACCAATAAACGATAAAGCTGCTCCAATATACCCTGAAACACCATTAGTAATTGTACTACAAGATGCACGGCCATAACTACTAGATATAGTATTATTACTACCTCCTAAAATTGTAGCGCTACCTGTACAAGAATTAGGTAAACCACAATTAGTAGCTCGTATTAAATTTTGATTACCGGTTAAAATAACAGAATTATAAACGTTGGAATAACTATTACCAAAAGCAACACTACTATAATAGCCAGATGCTGTATTACAAATTTGATTTTGTACACCACCTAAAATTATAGAATTTGTAATACAAGATGTCCCGGCTCCATCACTACATCCACTATCGTTAGCGTCGGTACCAACGGCATAAAGAGCATTATTACATCCCCCTAAAATAGACGAATTACAAATATATCCATAGTTAGGGTGATTTTGATTAGGTGTAACAATACCATATCCGGATAAAATATTATTACCAATTACTGTATTGACAGACGATGTAGACGGGATATACGTAAAGGCTTGACTAGATAACTTACTAAATGTTGTTGCATTATAGCCTGGATTATTTGTAGCAGAAGTTGAATTTACATAGCTATATACACTATTCCAGCTAGCACTATTTGCTGTTAAAGTTGTATAACTACTATTCCAGTTAGCACTTAATGTAGGTATTTGACCGAGATTGGCAGATGTACTTGTTGCACTTAAAGCCGAGAGACTAACTGTGTTACCATTACTAATAGATAAAGCCGCGGTATTAGAGTTGAAGGAAAGAGTTTGCGGTGTACCACCTGCACCCCAACTAGCGCTATTGCCTTGTACGGTTGTATAGGTATTATTCCAGTTAGCAGAACTTGAAATGACTACACTATTAACAGCTGCATTTCCGCTTCCACCGCTACCGCTCCCTGTTGAGAACAATGTAGCAATATCTACACCACCGGAGAGGTATTGACCAGTGACGTTTAAGGTACCGTTCATTGTACCGCCATTAGCAAATTGTTGAGCTACTGAGCCTCCACCTCCTGCGTACTCAGCCATGACAGCAGCCTTCTTAAGATACTTCTCCATGTACTCCTCAAGAAGTTTCTTAATACTCTCCATTTTAACAGGTTCGGTTTCGCTAATAATATCAGTACTAAGTTTATCAAGTTCTAATGTATAATCATTAGCTGTTTTTTTAGCAGCAGGCGGTTTAGATTGTCTCTCCAGTTCCTGAATATAATCGTTCTTTGGTGTAGCAGTAACAATAGGAGCTTTTGGTACTTCTACCGGTATTTCTTCTTCAATCTCTTCTACAATCGGTACTTTAACTTCAGGGACAGTAGGATCTTTTGGGTTTGCCAATATATCCTTTAATTTACCTAAAAAATCACCAAAATTGTCTTTATCTTCTAAAATCTCTTCAGACTCTTCTATAGCTATTACTGGTTGTTCTACAGTAGCTTCAGTAGAAGGAAGGTGAGCCTGAACTTGTTTAGCAATTTTTTCTTGTAAATTAGCTAAGGTAACAGCAAGAGGAGTAACAGTTTCCGGAGCCTCAAGTCCTTCCATAATGGCCTTGTGCTCTTTCTCTACATTAATCTTTTGGGAAAGATTAGATAGAAAGTTTATTAACGGATCCTGTTCCACGTCATTATTTAAAGTAAAAACCCTTAAATTATAGTGCTTTAGACTTTATTATCTTATTTAGATAACTTCTTAAATGTTTAGTATAATTTATAGGAGCTGTGGTAGCAGCATAATTAGAATTACTTTCACGAATAAGAGCAGGTGGTGCAGATATTTCATGAAAATCTGAGGGTAAATCAAATGCTAATGTATCTATAGTTGAATGAGGTAACTCTACCTCTTCACAAACTGCTAATTTAAATTTTACATTATCGAAAACTTCGCCATCAGATAGCTGCACACTTGTCACTAGATAATTATCACCTGTTGACTCAGTAATAATTTTATGAACAAATTCACTACCATTAGTAACAATTACAGCAACATTATCAAGACTCTCTTCAAAAGGTCTACAATAAATTACATTTTCCGCACCTTCTATATCTACAAACTTACATGTTGTATTATTGTTTATTAAAATATCATTAAGCACATGAATATTTAAGACATAAAAACAGATTTCAATGATGCAGATAGCTGTATTATTTCAATTCCATAATCTTTTGCAATGTTTTCAGGTGAATATGATTCATCAAATTTATATGACTCTACATAAACTATCTTTTTAATTCCGTAAGCTGCTAATGTTTTTAGACAATCATTACAAGGAGCGTGAGTTATAGCAGCAAGATAACACTCTCCAGGCTTTATCATTCTACAAGCATTAACCTCAGCGTGAATTACTCTTTTATGTTTTTCCACTCGATTGTGCCACTCAATTTCTACTCCTGATGGAGCTCCATTATACCCTAAACTTGCTACTGTATGATCATATCGTAAAAGACAACAACCAACTTTAGTTCTTGGATCTTCTGATCTTAATGCTGCCACCATTGCAAGTTGCATGGCGTATTCATCCCATGAAGGTCTACTCATAGCTTTAAAAAGATATCCCATTCAGGAATATTCTGGTGATTGTTAATATAAAGCATTGTTGGAACTGCTCTAGGCTCATATGGTTGACGGATGAGTTTGAGTCCAGCTTCTTCAGGTGTTCTATTACCTTTCTTATGATTTACTTCTTTGTGGGAGAGAACACAATTTGTCCATGTTGTCCTACCTCCCTTACTTCTTGGTAAAACATGATCGATATTTGCTTCATTCGGTGTTAGCTTCTTACCAGTATATTGACAGGTACCTTCATCTCTATTCCAAATAGCTTTAGATGAAAATTTCGGTCTTCTCTTTGGAACTTTATCATATTCACATAACACAATAACCTTGGGGACCTTTATTTGACCACGTATGGTGCTGACATATTCAGCCTTTTCATCAAAAGGTAGAGAGACCCAATTCTCCCACTTGTATGGTACCATATTATCAAAGCCGGCGATATCTAAGCCTGTAGCGTTACCTACATACATCATAGAAAGAGCCTCTGCCGCTGATTTTACATGAATTGCTTGCCAATTTCGGTTTAAAATAAGAACGGATGCGCAGTTTAAGTTAGTCATAAATTAAAATTGTATTTTAAGTGTAGTAAAAGATGTTATACGATTCAAGGTATAATCTTTAAGAAATTCGCCAGTTATAATAATATTATTCTTTTTAAGATAAAAATTCTCTTCAGTATATTTGTTAATAATATCGTATTGATTGAGATAAGGGTAATTTGTAGGTGATGTAGTATTATTAGTATCAGCAAAACATACAGTACATAGAATTAAAAACAATAATAATGTTTTCATTTCTTCTTATATTTATTTTTTTTAAAATGTCTTAAATGAGGTACATACTCTGGTGGATAATATTTTTTACGTACCTCTTGATAGTACTTTCTATCTTCTGGAGTCATATTTACATAACCATCAATTTTGTAAATACTCATAAATATCTGGAGTTACTTGCTTCCTTGCCTCCTCTGATAGGACATTTGAAATCCATGAAAGAGCTTCCCTCTTTTTACCGTCTCTTATAAATTTTGGTATTTCATTTAGATCATCAAAATTTTGTTTAATATAATGTCGTCGTCCGCCTCGTTTCTCAGCTAAAAGTAGTGTAGCATTACCTACCATACACTCATTCTTGTACCATTGATAAACATGACCTGCAAAAGTATCTGCGTAAAAGTACGCTAGTATATCAAAATCATTATTGTCGTCCATTTCCTTTAACAAAAAATTTAATCTTAACTAGCTCCATTGTTTTTTCAGTTACAATAAAACGGAATGGCTTATTTTTATACTGCTCTTGCTCAACGTAAATAGCACGATTTATAATTGATTCTCGCTCCTCGTAGGTAGGTTCATATTTAAAGACAATTGTCCTCGTATATGACTTTTCGTTCTTAACTGGTTTTTTTGCTTTAGTAGCTTGTTTTGCCATACCACCTATAATAGCGATATTATAAATTAATTCAAGCGAATACTTTCAGGTTTTGTAGAACGAATATAAACTTCACCGTATACCTCTAAAACACCCATAGCAGCTTGAAATTCACGTTGAGACATCTTATCCCAATTCTTAAGCTTTCTATAGGTCTCATCAGCCATTGCTTTATAATGAGATTCTTTATTATCTTTTTTAGCATGTCTAATAGCATCTTTATATGGAGCAAATTTTGCCTTGTAATGAATTGCTGTAAGTAAACTATATCCACCTTTCTTACGAGTCATTTTTTCAATCTTAATAGCTCCAGCTAAACGCTTATGGAGAAACTCTAAAAAGCTTTCTGCTGTATTCAATCCCGACTTAACTGCTTCCATTAATGCTTCTAATCTCATAGAATTATTTATGCTTCACAATTTGCACAAGCTAGAATAGAACGAGCTAATTCTTGTGCAGGATTGGCTGAACGCTGATAATACAAAGCTTTAATTCCCTGTTCCCAGGCAAATATCATAAGTTCATTAACGTCCTTAGGTTTGGTATTCGGTGGAATCATTACATTTAATGACTGACCCTGATCAATGTATTTCTGACGACCAGCAGCTTGAATAATGACTTCTTTTTGACTAATCTCACCAAACGTCTTAAAGACATCTTTTTCATGTTGCGTTAAGAAATCTAAATGTTGAACAGAACCGCCTTTCTTTAAGATAGACATCCATGTCTCATCATCATGCTTTCCTTTCTCTTTAAGAAGATGTTTGAGGTAAGGGTTCTTAAAAGTAAACTTACCTTTAGCCAAATCCTTGACATAATAATTTGAATTCTGTGGTTCAATAGATGGACTTACTTGACCGAGAATGAATGAACTAGAAGTGGTTGGAGCTACAGCAAGTGTTGTTGTATTCCTACGACCGTACCCCTTAAGAATAGGTGGTTCACCAAATTCCTTAGCAAGTTCTACAGAAGCTTTATCTGCTTTATCTCTAATTGTTTTCCAAATTTGAGTATTAAGAAGCTTTGCTTGCATGGATTCAAATGCTACCATCTTCTGTTGGAGAAGAGAATGCCATCCGAGAACACCAACACCAATTGCTCGTTGATTAATAGCGAAGTTTCTAGGGTGATCCATGAACTTCATTCCTTCGGTCTTATTAATGAATTCTGTCATTACAGCATCGAGAAAATAAACTAACGTTTCAACAGCATCTGTTTCCTTCCACTCTTCCCAACGCTCAAGATTTAACGAAGATAAATCACAAACAAATGATTCGTCTTTTCCATTGGAGAGCATAATCTCTGAACACAAATTGCTATGATGAATCTTTAATTTCTTATCCTTATAGACTTGAGGTGCTTGATTGTTAGCATTATCAGAAAAGAAGATATAAGGATATCCAGATTCAAAACGCTTCTTAATAACTAATCCCCAGATGGCACGCTTCTCCTTATCACCTTCCATCATAGCTTTCATCCACTTATCAGTGATACAGACACCAATTGAAAGATTCTGAATATCATCTCCTTCTCCTCTAATCTTAAGAAATTCTTCAATATCTGGATGATCAATAGGAAGGTAAGCTGCAAACGACCCACGACGAACATTACCTTGAGAGATATAATTCGTTAATGACTCAAAGACAGATAACTGATGATGTACGCCTGTTGCTTCACCACCTGAAGAAATCTTAGCCCCTCTTGGTCGAATTGCTCCAAAGTATCCTGATGTACCACCACCCACTTTTGACATAACACCTACTTCGGACATCTTATAAAGAATATCATCCATATCATCATCTACATATGAACCAAAGCACGAGATTGGTAATCCGCGATCACGACCAAAATTGGACCAGATAGGAGATGATAAGGAATAAAATCCCTTATGCATATAGTCCTCAAATTTATGAGCAAAGCCTTTTTTCTTAAGAAGCTTTTCAGCTGTCTTGGCAATGTCAGTAATACGTTGTTCAGCAGTTTCTCCTTCTAGAAGGTAACCCCTTTCAAGAAACTTTCTTGAATCCTTATTAAGCCAATAGATATCCTTATGCATATAGTTTTATATTAATAGCTAGTTTATAGATAACAACTAGAATAGGTCGTCTTCTGAAAATGATTGATTTTTCTTTGCGTATTCCGTGGGCCTACTATGAAAAAAGTCGACCATATTATTACCGTGAAGTTCTTCCTCAAACCATGTTGATGCTTTTAATAACTCTGTATCAACCTCGAATGGTTTATGAAAGCCAATACCTTCTAAAGAATGATTAATTCTGTTCTTAATAAACTCTTTAAGAAGAGGAGCATTAAGATTCTCTTCATCAATACCGTTAAGCATCCAATCTACAATCTCAGCTTCTGCTTTAAATGCTTCATGGGCTTCATGTAGAATCTTATCCTCTAATTCCTTATCAAAAAGCTCAGGATATTCTTCTCTGATTGTATTAATAATCTTTGTACCAACAAGACCGTGAATATTTTCTTCATTTCTTGTGTATTTTACCTGTTGATCGGTATCCTTAAGAACGTTCTTAAAACGTGCAAACCAATTAATGACGTAGAACTGACTAAAGAGAGATACATTCTCAAGAAGAAGAGTAAAAAGAGTTATAGCATAAAGATACTGTTTCTTGGAATCCTTAAAACAGCGTTTTGTATACTTCTTAAGATACTTCACTCGACCTTGAATCCAAGGGAGCTCTAAGTTTTTTTCAAATATATCTTCTAAACCAAGTACTGAAAGCAAACGTTCATAAGCATTATTATGAATAACTTCAGTATTAGCCATCACATAACCAAGATCGTAAATTGAGGGATGTGGTAGATTATCTCCTAAGCGTGCCCAGAAAGTCTTAATTGATACTTCAATCTGACCAATAGCCGATAATACTCTAATAATAGCTTCTCTTTCTTGGTCTGATAAATTTACTTTAAATTGTTGTATATCGGATTTAAAACTGAATTCCTTATCAGTCCAGAAGCCATTATGCATAGCTTCGATGAATTCCTCTGTCCATTTATAGTTGTTAGGTTTGCGTGATATTTGTTCGTCGAAGATTGCCATATGTGTCAGTATAATTTATTAAAATTTTAGTGATAATCTCGAAGGATATCACAGGAAAAATTTATATTTTCTAAATAGAATTATAGACTAAATACCCCTAATTATCAAGGTTATTTTCTGACTCTTTCCACACAACGTAACCCGCTTTTTCATCATAATCTAATGAAATATTCATAGATTTTTGATATCCTGACCAACACGCTCCGCAAATAAGCTTACGTGTAATTTCATTCCAATCCGTCCAACAGATTATCTTCCACAATACATCTCCAAGGTAATAAAAAAAGTATGCAAGTAAGGTGTAGTATTTTTGTTTCATATGTATATTATTGGCAGTGATAATTTTGATAGCGACGAGCTGCTTTAGCGGTTAGACCGCCCTTACCTTCTAATTTACGAGCCTTTGAACAGGTTAATTTGCCCTTAACCTGGCGTTTGAGAATACCGGGATGACGTGGTTTATCTATATTCTTTTCTGTCACGTATTCTTTAAATGTCATAATAGTATTTATGGAGCGTAGAGCCAGATTTGAACTGGCGATTTTATCCTTTTGCAGAGGATTGCCTTTGACCACTCAGCCATCTACGCGTTAAAATTGGCGGACAGGGTAGGATTCGAACCCACGGTACCCTTTCGGGTACTTCTGATTTCAAGTCAGATGCAATAGACCAACTCTGCCACCTGTCCATTCATTTATATTAGAGTATTTAAGTATTAAGTCAAGAAAAAAAATGGAAGGAGCGGTGGGATTCAAACCCACGGAACCTTATTAGGGTTCAATCGATTAGTAATCGATCACTTTAAATCACTCAGTCACGCTCCCGTTAAGTTTTCTACCTCTGCCTCTATTTTTACCTTTATATGTAGGTAGTATAGAGTCGCAATTATTACAAATCACTCTAAAATTCTCTAATTCACAATTTTTAGCAGATCCGTCTATGTGATCGCATACAAGAGGTATAGCATGTCCTCTCCATTCAGACAGACCACATATTTGACATTTATGTCCATATTTGTTAATTAGATATTTACGTATACGGCTCCTTATACCTGCTTCGTGAAGTTTTTTATATTCACCGCTTTCAATAAGTTGTGTATTGTATGCCAATGTACGTTCTACAAATTTCTTTCCTTTATTCGTACCGGGTCTACCTTTCTGTTGACCAGCATTACGTAGCTTTACATTATTTTTAATAAGAAAACTTGAAACAGGCCCTGGTCTTATTTTAAATTTTAATCCTATTTGTTTGCATGTTAATTTTTCATCAACATACATTTTTATTACATCTTCTTTAAAAGGTTCTAGTTTAGATTTCATAGTGGTTTATTGCATCCGTTATTATTTATGTGTGCAATAAACCTTTATCCGTTATTTGATATCATTAGTATATACTAGCTCTCCACAAAAGGTAAAGCTAATATTTCCACTATTATTGATAATTAGTCCTTCCCCTGGATAGAGAATAGTATTATCAGCTGGTGTTACAAAGTCTCCAGCTACTATTCCGTTTGAAATATAAATGTACGTTACACACCCTCCATTACCATCAGGGGTAGAGAGAGCATCAGAGTAGTCTTGAAATCCTGTAGAATTAGAAACAAACTGTTGAAGAGTAGTATGTTGTCTAATACTAATTGCTAAAGTTTGTCCTTGAAGCTCAGCTGGTACATTTGTAGCTGTAATAATGTTTTGTGTATTTGTAGTTATATCAAAAACATATCCATTATAGTTTGTACTTGTAACTTCTATATAATGAGGAATGTCTATAATATTATTTGTTATGACATTATTAATTGTAAATGTCTCTCCATCTACTATAGCATTGCCACTATAGATAGGAGGATTAATAAACGGGTTAGTTACTAGACACCATCCACCAGGAAAGGACATTGTATCATATCCATAGACTGGAGAATACGCTACAGAGGTCTGTGCTTTAAGTGATGCTAGGCTTAGCAACAAGATTAGTAACCACTTCATATATAAAGTATATAGATAATATTGTATAAATCAATTATTTTTTATAACGAAAATAAAAAAATAATGTAATAATATAACAAATAATGCCAAAACAATAATTTACAAATAACCAGAGTTGAAAGCTTGTATTGAACAGGTAAAGCATTGCAAAGATATACCCTGTGAGAACTAAAAATAACATCCATGGAGAAAAATCATGTGCTGATTTTGTTTTAAAAAGCTTATAGAGCTGAGGAAACCAACTTATTGACCAACATAAAGACATAAGGAACCCACAAATTTCAATGGCATTTTTCGTAATCTGCACATTAAATATTTAATCATATGCTAACGGAATATATTTTTGAGGTAATAACAGATAAGAATCCTGTAATTCTTAATGTTACGGCTATCTCAAAAGAAGATGCTATAAAAAAACTTGAAGAGCGTTACGGTAAGGAAGTAGACTTTAAGCTATTAGATTTAAGAAGGCTTATCTATTAACAGATTTAAGTAATCCGTTTACTATTTGTATTTGTAACTTCACTCTATCCTCTAAGCTATATGACTTAATAGGTGTCTCTATGGTTACACTAGGGATATCACGTTTTCTCAATGCTTTCTCAAGTGTTCCTGCTGTTGGTAAATGACCACGGGCAATAACACCCTTATCTGCTTTGTCTCCTATTGCCGTTTTTGCTAACGGTACTCCTAATTCAGCTAAAACAGCTTGAACTTTATCTTTCATACCTGGAGAACAATACGCATAAACTTCATCTGTTATATCATCTTCATGAAGTGCGATAACTAACCTTGGTTTTAACTCTTCAATTTTAGCTAAGATTTCATCCTCAATTGGGAGAGAATCTTTTTTGTCAAAATGTCTATTTGGATCTACTCCATCTAGTCTTCTCTCTCCAGTTGTATTAACGTCAGCTATTACAATAATACCTTCTCTACCTTGATATTTTTTAGCAGCTATATTACCAGCTGGTTCATCACCATGAATACCACCAACTATAACAACTGGTGATTCAGATTGATTAAAATACTGTTCAAACGTTAACATCAGTATTATTTATTGTTTCCTGGCAGTCTCACGGAGACTCGAACTCCGATTACGCGGATGAAAACCGCGTGTCCTAGCCGTTAGACGATGAGACCGTATGGAGGAGATGACCGGGCTCGAACCGGCAGTATCTTCTTTGGCAAAGAAGTGCATTGCCATTATGCTACATCTCCAAATAAAGACCGGGCGTGAGATAGCTTGCATGTGCAGAGGCCCGCCCGGTTTACTTTATTTACTTAGGCGTTAAGATTTGCTGGTGCAACCTCACGGAATGGATCCGGTGCGATTGAAGCGAAGTCTGGTCCCTTGAAGAACAACTCAGAGGCAAGTCGGTTGAGCTCCATCCTGAATGCTACGTTCTCGTCAGAGACACTGTGAGTAGCAACGTTTGTGATCTTATTAAAGAGATCGTAAGCATTAACGTTCGAGTTAGCCGTTGACTGCCAACGAGTACCCTTCGATTTATTAAGATCAATACCGACCTCTTTATACCGTGAACGAATCTCGTGATCAGAGAAAGCAGTTACTGCTAGCTCCTTATCATACTTCATCGTAATACTACGAGCAGCATTGAATTCTCTAAGGGAGGCATTGTTATCCCTAAGGCGATTAGCACTTGACGTAATCTCCTGACGAAGAGCGTCACCAGTTAGGAACTTACGAACCTGAGTATCGAAGGTCTTCTGACTGAAGTCAGCACTATCGATGAAACGCTGGGCCATACGATGAACAGCGGTCATTCCATTGGAGCAAACCAAACGGAGGAGATAGGGATAGAACTGAGACTTGTTGAGAGAGAAGTTCATTCCAAAACCACCCTTCCACATATCATGACCATCTCCGAATACGTCAATATCAGAATCAGGGTTCTTGAAGTTAATTCCAATACTAATGTTAGTAGGATCAAAGTTAAAGTCACGAAGTTCGAGATTATTCTCGTTGTCCTTCAAGAAGGCCTCTGTATAACGGAGACCAGCTGAGAGGTCAATCTGACGCTCTTCCTTGATAGGGCGATCGAAGAGATTAACAATCTCATTGTTGTGGTTATTAACAATCGCGGTTACACGCTTGTTCTTCTTAATGTTCGTAAGAGCATTATGGAGAGGAGCCCACTGAGAGCTGTCATCCTTAATCTCGTTAACGAGCTGATCCTTAACTCCAAGAACTCCAAGGAGACTCTTAAGAGATGTACTGGATAGGCGGTTGTTATTGTAAGAGAAGTTATTTCCGTTCTTCTCGATGGACTCAATATCCAGAGGAGCGAGGGTATAACCTTGCAGCGTCTGGCGAATATCGTTGCTCTTGGCGACGAACTTGTCTAGTGTGTTTGTTGTGCTCATTACCCCTTTATAATATGGGCACTCGAAAAGGAATTCAAGAATTATTTTTTGATTCCCTTAAAATACTTTGCAAGTAAAGTTACCAACTTAGTAGAATACATTATAGCATAAGCTGTTATAAAACCTAAAGTAAATAAACCCACCATAGCAGCTTCCAGTGGATCGAGCATATAATTATTTAATCATTCTAGAACACAGAAAACCCCTACTACCTGATCAGGGTAATAGGGGCAGACTGCAGTCTATGTTTTCATTCTCTCTGCGTTTCGTAGGAGAGGCCATCTCCTATCGCTCGGACTTGAGACCGACATCATGGTAGCATTATATGAAAATTTGTGGTGTTTGAAAAGCTTTTGTTCCGGATTTTGTTCTCTCCTCATCGAGTGCCGGCATGGAGCCAGCTCGTCGACCAGTCTGTGTTTATTAAAGCAAGGGATCGTAGCTGTATGTAAGTTTTTGGCTCCTCCTATGAAAATACGTCTACTAACATACCAACAGACAACTCAACGTATCTCTCCCACGGATTATACCTACAACGTGGGAACTTAATTTGTATGACTAGAAAACCTCATTCGCTTTCACGGAGATTTATCTTATAGGCTACACGTTCACTCGGCCGAATGCTTCGCTATCACCTATCGCGGGAGTCTTTTAGCTTTTAAGACTTGCGCCTAGTCAAATTTCAAAATGTACTATCAAAGATCAATTCTTATTCTTTTAATATAATGCCTGAATAAGGAAGTGGCAACTAAAAAATTGGCAGAGGTGGGAATCGAACCCACTGCCTTCACGTTATGAGCGTGACGAGATACCAGTTCTCTACTCTGCGGAAATTAATGTAAGTTCCTTTGTCCTAAAAACCTCAAGCGTCCTTGATTATGTTCTAGTTTTGTATGAACTTACGAAGAACCGGTTCCATGCATACAACTCTTCGAACAGTTGTAGAGAGGGTTTTGCCGATTACTATAATTCTATTTATGGCACGCCGGGTAGGAATCGAACCTACCTAAGGCAGTTTTGGAGACTGCTGCACAGCCAATGTACCACCGACGTAAAATGTAAAAGATCAAGTATGGAGCCCAGTGTGAGAATCGAACTCACGACTAAGGTTTACAAAACCCTCGTTTTACCATTGAACTAACCGGGCGTTAATTTATTTATCTATATTAATACCAAGTATTGGTTCCTGCAAGCTATTTCTGAAAATGATCTTCTTTTAATTTAGCGTTCCAAATTTTAGCATCTTCTACAGAATTTGGATTTATGTTTTTATAATCACCTAAATGACCAACAAGAATATGACAGATAATACCATAACTTGCACTTTCACAAAGAGTAATAAAGTTACTTGGATCGAGTTCTAATTCCGGATGTAAATGAAATGGTTTAATATGATGTACATTAAGTTTTTCTGTACCTTCACAAATTGCACATTTTGGATTATTCTTAAGATGTTCCTTGCGTACAGCAGCCCATTTAGGAGATCGTTTCACTCCTGTTGCTGGAAATTTACCATGTGCTATATCGCGAGCTGCGCTTAAACGTGTAGAAGCCATGTATATATTTAATAAAAATTGTGGAGAATAGCGGGATCGAACCGCTGACCTATAGCTTGCAAAGCTATCGCTACTACCAACTGAGCTAATTCCCCGTAAAATAAAATGGTGGAGGCGAGGGGAGTCGAACCCCTGTGTTTATACTTTTCTATTTATACTTCTACACGCTTAGCTAGCTTTCGTACTTTGGTTGACTAAAGGTAACCAGGCACTAGCGACCTATCCATGTTTAGAGTCCTACCTGTATGTGTGATTAACGACCACATACCACCGCTTGCACTCAATTTTCTAAGAATCACAAGACCTTCTAAACCTATTTTTATTTCCAAAAGCTTTAATAGGATTATCTTTTGGTTCCTTAGGCAGCTAGGAGTGCTGGCTCTTCAAAGCTGGCGAGGATTTCGTCAGCGTTCTCGAGACAATACAATGCTTCCGCAAGGATAGCGTCAGAGTTATCTTCTGCATTTATGTTTTTAATCAGCTTTTTAAAGTGGCCAACTGATTAACCACTACGTGCCATACAAACTTCGAGTATAAGTCGAAACCAGTACGCCCCCAAAATTATTTATCAAAGAACAATTAGAGTCTATAAAGAACCCAACTAATCTTACTAGAGATAATTGAATTAAGCTTTAATAAACTACTAATCAATTTGCGGTAAATCTTTGACTTACGTAAAAATTTTATAATACGACGATGAAGAGTTGATTCCTTTTTCTTAAGATCCTTAGCCCATTCAATATTTTGAATAATACGAATCTTAGCAGGTTCTTTCTTTGCTTCAGTAAGAGTAATTTCAGTAAGCTTACCTTTTACGAATTCAGCTTCAAACTCCACCCACCAATCATATCCATCAAGATCGGTATCATCTTCAATTACATCTGAAAAAATATTAACGTTTGATTTATTAGTAGAAAAATTATGATAAAATCTTACTGTACCTGTATGCTTGGTATCAACCCACTTAGAAGATACCTCTTTCATATACCCCTTAAAAAAAGCCCCTTCATCATCTACCCACTCCCTCTCTACTTTTTGGTAGCGAAGTTTACCGGTCTTAGTAACTTCGTAGATAGAGAGAGAATTTTCAAGATCTTTAGTCTGAAAGTCACATTCTTCCCACTTAATATCTTTTAGAGCTTTAAGCTCTTTATTAAGAGGAAGTGCTTTCTTTATAAAAATTATATCAAACATACCCATACAAATAATTATGGATGCATTTAGAGAGAATGCAACACTTTTCTTACGTATTGCTCAAACGTTGGTATTTTAGGTTCAGGTTGTACACCATCAATTTGTTCTTTAGCTGCATTAAGTTTCTTAGTGAGAAATGCTCTTACTTCTTCTGGACTATTCAAGCTATCTGTACGCATTTCTATTGGAATACCACCAGCTGCTTTCCATTCTTTAATATATTTTGGAAAATCATCAATAAGAACATTGGGCTTACCTGTTTCTTTATTAATTGCGTTAATAGTTTTATCTCTAACAAAGGACATTTCATCAGGAAGTGGGTTAAGGTGCTTATGAATCCAAATTCTCTTTCCAGCTTCTGAAGCCTGTTCATCAATACCAGCAGGACAGGAGCAAATACTATAACCTCCTACCTCTTTCACAACTGTGTTAATAATAGCGTCAGTTAGAGGGCCAAAAGTAGGAAGATCGGCAAAAAACTTCTTAACTCCACCCTGTTTTTGAAAGAACTCTTTAGCTTTACCTTCTCTATCTGTCCAAATTTGACGTGTATGTTCTTTTTCAGGTTCCGTTAGTGCTTTATAATGCTTACCAATCATTCCCATGGAAACTGTATCAAAAAGGTTAGCAAGTAACCCATCCATGTCGAGGTATACCTTCATTATTTTCTATCCTTTCTATGTGTTCTCTTCCACCACTTACACCAACCATCAGGTTTAATAACACCGAATACGGCAGAACACTTATTTGGAGGTCTCCACATCGTACATACATCACAGCGATGACCATCAACAGGATGAGCCACATAGCCTGCCTTCTGTTTAGAGTGCATGTGTTCGGTTAATAATGATTCAAATATCTTTTTAAAGTTCATTTATTTGTTAATATTACAACAAAGCGATAAAGAAAATATCCTTTAAAATGTCTGTTTACAAACTCTTTCTTAGCACTTACGACCAATTTATTTTCGTTTTCTGCATGATGCTTAGTCTGTTCTTTTAAATGCTCATCTGCCTGCTCTGACGTTGAAAAATACCCACTCCATTTAATGGTATTGCGATCTATTATAGGTGCTGTATTATGTGGTGGATTGTGATCCATAAGAGTCATAGCATATATTATTTAGTCTGGGCAGAAGTGGATTCGAACCACTGAAGGCAATAGCCAGAAGATTTACAGTCTTCCCCGTTTGTCCAGCTTCGGTATCTACCCATTAAATTTTATGACCAAAAGAAGTAACGATATTTAACAAGTTGTGTTAGAATATCACTATCTTTATCTTGAATAAGTTGCTCAAGACGATTAACCTCTCCATAGAGTTCTTCGTATGACTCTTCTCGTGGTGTCATCTTAAACATCTTAACCTTACCCTTATCATCTGTCTCACACGGTACAAACATTTCCTTGAGTGGTTGATGAGGTGGATAGGCATTATCCATATCTTTTTCTAGCTGTGGTCGTTCAATAGTAATATAATTGTAAGCAGATTCAAGCCATTTAGCGAACGCTACAGCGTGCTCACCTGTACCCTCCCAATCAGTGTGACCATGAAGGTATTCTGTTTCATAAAAACTCTTAATAAACTCAAAATTTATAATCTCAATAAGGTGAGATGTGTCTGTCCAGGTACGTGGAATTGCCTTACGAATACGATTATTTTCTGGAGCAAAGATTGGACGAATCTTATCGTAGTATCGTAGCTTCCAACGGAATGGAAGTACATCCCATACACTACGAATACTAAACTTATCGTCCATAAAGTTCCAAAACTTACGACTAAAAGACTTTTTATAGGTCTCAAGGTCAGCAAAATCACACCGTAAAGCATGATTGCGTGCTTGGAATTTTTCTGGTGTCATTAGTATTTCTTTACAAGCTTTCCCTTGATCTTTACAAAGCCTTCAACCTTGCCTGATGCCTTAGGAAAGTTTTCCTTGTATTTTTTTGTGTCGCTTACGCGTGATTTTGATCCTTTGCCTGCCATATTAGTGTTTGGTTATGATTGCTTCGACTTTATTTACCCTCCACCGGCACTTATTGCCACGGAGATCATTCTTAGTAAGCTTGCCCTCAGTCGTAAGCTCCCGAAGAAGCCATCCAGCCCTGGAGGCATCAACCTTAAGAGCTGTACAAACGTCAGAGACTGAGAACTTACCGTTCATACTAAGAATTTGCTTACGAGCTTCTTCCTTCTTATCAGACTTAGTAGTCTTACCAGCACCCTCGGTTATCTTAACCGGAGTAAAGTCATAACCACGACTAGTAAACGCACAGGTATAGTCAATACCAGGACCGAAGCGATTCTTAGCGAAGTAAATCCGACGATGACCAGGCTCTTCCTCTGAGAGTTCAACAAAAACATTGACATCAACAGCGTACGTCAACAGGTTTGTACCCTTAATAACACCACCCTTAGTAAGATGACAGATAATAAGAACAACACACTCTGTCTCCTTAGCACGGTTAATAAGAGTCTCAATGAACTCCTTCTCTTCCATATTGCTCTTATCGACAGCATGGAACGAATCAATGACGATAACGTCAACGTCGTTCATAAACCCGATAATCTTCTTAGCATTAGACTCGTTACAAATACCAACATCTTCAATACCAAGACGCTTACAGGCAAAGGCAACCTGATGAATAGACTCCTCCGCCGATACAAATCCAACCCTATGACCGTTCTTTGTTATACCGTTAAGAATCTGAAGAACCATCGTCGACTTACCAACACCTGCCTTTGATGAGATTGTAGTAACTGAACCCGGAAGCATTCCACCTCCGAACATTTCGTCAACCTCGGGAATACCCGACTTGACGCGACGATTGTAAATGTCAGGAATCTGAACATCTTTGACTGCTGTAAACGACGTACTCTGTAGGTTAATTTTCATACTATTAGTATATGGGAATTCAAAAGGAATTAAAAGCTTATTTTCCGTTTATTTTTAAGGCACGGAGAAGTTTTTTCTCATCCGGAGGTAGGATAGCTGTAGAGACACCGAGTGCAGATCGAACATCATACACTGTTCTCCCTTGTTTAAGCATTGTTAATGCCTCACGACATATATAATGGTTAATAAACTCTTCTTTTGAACCGAGTTTCTTTGATTTCTCTTCCAAATATGCACTGTTAGTAGGTCTCGTCTTTCCTGTTACAATACAAGTAAGAACGGAAGGATCGTTTGAGATACTTTTCTTAAATCTAGCGTTAATTTCTGCAGCATTCATTAGTGATAATAATAGGAAATTTAAAAAAGAAAGGCAATAAAATAGTTGACAAAAAAAGACCGGCTGCTAAGTAGTAACAGCCGGTCTTCTCATTGTTATACCGAATTAAGCAACGGTAATATCGTTTGTGCGGATGGCGCGAGTGAAGTCGCGTGCATCAACCTGACGTGTGCTGCGCTCGAACTGATTGGTCTTCTCGAGGACCTTAGCGCGCTTAACGGTAAAACTACCGTCACGGTTACGCTCCATCTTGACGAAAAACGTCTTTGGACGGAGATTCTTATTTGTGTAATCGATCATTGTTATTTCACCTCCTTTTGTTTCATAAATTTGATATTATAGTGATTTTAGATTATTGCAAGAATTACTTTGAATAAACATCTCCATTAGCAGCAATCTTTGCATCTTCGTAAGGAGAAACAGCACGACGATACATCTCGAGCTTACAACATTCTAAAGCTCCGACAATATCATTATAGGATTGATAGCTCTCTGTTTTGTTTTCCAAGTACTCTAAACACACCTTGGTAAGTACAAAATTTAGGTCACCAGGATTCTCTATAGTACCGTTTCCAGTCATAAAGTTGTCTCTTTTTTCTTGTGTAATGTAAGGCATGACAGCATACTAGACTATATATTTCAATAAATCAACTCTTGAATTATTTTTTTAACTCTATAATATAACCAGCACATGAAAGGCAAAAAAGTCAAAAAACCACTTAAAAAGACCGTTAAAAAGGTCAAGGTAAAGGCTGTATCTAAGAAGATAAAAAAAGTAAAACCTATTAAGACTAAACCTGTTAAAGTAAAAGTCGTTGATGAAAGTATTATTAAGAGTAAAGTTATGACCTGTATTGTTACAGGGTTAGAGCGAAGAGTGTCAAAGGCAGGAATTGCTAAGGGAAATAAAAAATTTGGAGGACCAGTTCCGTTTGCTGAACATTATGTATCTAATGAAGCAAAGAGATTACTTCGTCAAAGAATTTCTCCTGAGGAAGTTCAAAAACAATTACGCCCTGTTAATATAAAGCCTTTCTCCATAAATAAACAAGTACTGGCACGACTTAAACTCCTTAAGAAGCCAAAAACAAATAAACGAATGAGCTTAGAAGAAGTACGTCAAATTTCAGTAAAATGGATTCCAAAAGAACCGCGTACATATTCAAATTTAACAGAGTATGTTGTAGAAAATACAAAGAATGGCTCCTGTATTGCTCCACAACTTTATCTTAATTCAGATCGAGTTTGTGATCAATGTAAATACACTAAGCACTGTCTTTCTACAGCTAAGACATTCTCAAAAAAGTACAAGGGTTAATACCCATCGTAACTTTTAGTATATTTTACATGACGAAGAGTATCATCTGACGATGATTTAATAATTGGTGTAGGTATTTTCTTTTCATAACGCATTACAAACGTTATAATAATATCACCTATTTCCATAAGAAAGGCTAACAAGAAACATATGATAGCTGTAATATCTCCAGTTGTTAAAGACCCGAAAGATACTTTAATAATGTTGTCAGATCCTATAATCCGCACGGGGATATAAGACACACTGAGATTAGAGGCGATCGAAGATAATAGACTGTTGGCATCTATTACTGACAACTCTAAAGCTTTAAAGTTTCCTGCATTATTGACTTCTTTTTTACAGTTTAAAAGTTTATCTCCCAATAAAACATTTGATTGTTTAAGTGCTTGAAGTTTTTCATTTGTTTCTTGGTCAATAACATCATTTTGACGTTTGAGTTCTGCTTTAGATTGTTGATTATCAATATCAGATTGTGCTTTTAGCTTACGAACCCGTGCTTGAAGTTCTTTAGCTTTAGGTCCATCTCCAGCTTTCCCCTTAACACCTTCCTTTTCATCTAAAACAGCTTGATTTGCATCCTCTACCTGTTTTTGTATGTCTGAAGATGACTGCAATAAAGTTTGTTCTGCTACTGTCTTCTTATCTCTACCGGTATTTTGTATTTCAAGTTCTTTATCTTGAGCAGATTTCTTACTTTGTATCTCAAACGATGAAATTGATTCAGATATCTGTACTTTACTTTGTTGTAAACTATCTTGAAGACCAGTTTCTGAATAAAATCCTGTAAAATCAAAGATAGTAGGTAAGAGACTCAAGAATAAACACAATAATGCTGCTTTTAATGGAAATTCCTTGCGTCCAAATAGAATAATCTTAACACAATAAGGTAATCCGACAACAGCAAAGCTTGCAAGTCCTACTAACAACCAATTCCATGTAATTAAAATGTTATTCAATGCATGGAATGCAAAACAATAAGCAACAAAGATAATAAACCAATAAACCACGTCAATAGCAATAGCTGCTACCTTACTAAAGGTAGGAAATCCAAATATTGTCAAATATTCAGGCTGTTTATTGTTTTCTGTAATAGGTTCTTTTTTAAATAAATGATTTAAATCCACATAGATATTTAATCTGTAGGATCCTTGAACTTAATTCATAAATACTTCATGTAATGCCAACATCTCTACCATATAATTATTTGTTAGAACCGAATGCTAATGCAGGTGTTGTATTCCTTAATCAGGGATTCGATATATCAAAAGATATTGTTGTAACTTTTGATTATGCATGTTATGGACCTGGTACTGCCGGTGGTGAAGGGTTTAGTGTATTCTTTACTAGTACATTGAGTGCAATATCTGGGGGTGGACCAGGTCCAGGGTTATGTTATAGTCCAGTACAAGGTGTAAGTGCTTTGAGTGGTGCATCTTTAAGTTCATTTCCTGGTGTATATCGAGGAGCGCTTGGTATTGGCTTTGATATAACAGGAAATTTTGGTACAAATAATTTTGGAGTTAATGGTTTGAATGTACCAGTACCGAATTCAATAACAATCCGTGACTCATTCGACAATAATTATAATTTCTTGTATAATAGTGGTGATGTCTCAGGTAGCTCATTTCCCTTTAGTACAGTTTTTTATACAAATACTGGTTCTTTTGGTAATACAAACACTGTTACATATAATAGAATCCGTGTGCGTTTAACTGACTTTGGTCAACGTGTTGTCGTTGATATGAAGCGCCCAACGGATAACTTATTTTCTAATTTTGTAAATTATATTTTACCGACTACTGCTTGGTGGCCGGATAGTGTTTATTGTTGCTTAGGATTTGCAACAGGTGAAGATGTAACAGAGTTTAAAATACAAAACTTAAATGTTAATGGTGTATTTTTAAGCGGATATAGAACTTGGAATTATGGTTTAGATCAAACAACACTTACAGGTTCATATTTTACTTTCACATCAAATTTAACATCACTGTCATCATACCTAAATGTAGGTGATACTATAACAACAGTTAATAGTATTACTAATAATCAATATCTCAGTGCATTACCACTTATAATAGCAACTTCTGGTGGAACTGCAGGATTAGTTTCAGGTGATAATTATATCCTCATTCGCTAATTCTTAATGGAAAAAATGTCTTTTAACGTAAATATTAATACACCATGCCTACAGTAGCCGCTACCCTAACACTTAATGTACCTGCAATTACAGGTTTAGTTGCTAATGCTACCATTAACACTATTGTAAGTCAAATATCAAATTTTAGTGCATATTACGGACAAGCAGCTCTAACATCCCTTACAGCAAATAGTGCTAATTGGCAATCTACTTACTCAACTGTTTATTCAACAAGTGCGTATTGGACTAAATCTATTGTTAACCTTGGAACTACGTTAAGTGGCAATAGTGGTACTTGGAATTCAACATACTATACACTTTCCTCATTAAGTGGCAATTGGAATAACACACTTACAACTTTAAGCAGCAACAGTGCTAATTGGCAGTATACATATAATACTGTAACAACAAATTTAACTACATGGAACGCTACTGGAAATGCTAATACAACTGTTATTACAAACAGTGCAGGTTGGACAAACACAGAAACAACGGTTTATCTAAACTCAGGATCTTGGAATCCTAACATAGGTGGTTATCGCGGACCGTATTCTGTTATTAATACTAGTACAATTATTCCTGTTAGTAGTGTACCGTATGGATATGGTGGAAATTACAGTACTACTCTCGGTGGTATAAACAATACAAACAGCGGTAACTATAATGTTTTAGGTGGTGGTATTGGTAATTATATATCTGGTGGATGTTATAATTTTATCGGCACAGGTGGTTATAATCATATTGGTGGTGCTGCTATAGCATTTGTTAATAATATTAAAACCCGTAGTAATGCAGGCTCAGTTATTGGTACATTATCTGGTAATGGTAAATGTACCGGTATTATTGATAATCAAGGGGCAGGTCTTACTACAAAATTCAAAACAGGTGATACTGTGGGTGTAATTTACACTACTACAAATAACCCCTCTTTAACTTCAATAAACAATTTAGGATCTGCATTATATTCAACTTGTGCAACCGTTATATCTGTAATAAGTGGATCAGGTGCTTCTGCAGGTTGTCTTATAATTGGAGGTTCAACAGGCACTACTGATTTTAGTTATTGTACCCAAGGATCAGGTAATACTGCAAGTTTAAGTGCCAATAGTTTATACATTTATGATCAATCTTTAAATCAAGCTGTTATAGGTAATACTATTGGAGGCGGTATCTTAAATACCTCTTCAGGCAATTACGGTACTGTGGGGGGTGGGTTATGTAATGCAGCTTTAAATGGTTCAGCTATTGTAGGTGGTACACTTAATACATCCAATGGCTGTAATTCTTTTATTGGTGGCGGTAATTCAAATATTGTTAATACAAGCTTTTCTTATATTGGAGGTGGCAGCTTTAATGCAGCTGGTGCTTATCCTATTAGTTACGCTGCAAAATTATCTGCCCATAGTAGTGGTTGTTGTACAGCATTTATTTTTAATACTCCATCAGTGTGCAGTAATTTTAATCAAAATGATATTGCTACTATTTTTTTAAGTACGACTGCAGCTCCCGCCTTATCAAGTACAAAAACATTTACTGCTTTTATACAAAATATTACATGTAATAGTAGTTGTGCGAGTGTAGTTGTACCTGGTAATTTTACAAGTTTTGGTGGAAACTCAACTGCATGGGTTTATGATCAAAATATTGCGTGCTGTGGAGCGTTTAATACTATAGGAGGTGGAGTATTGAATACAGCTTCCGGTTGTTATAGTACTATAGCTGGTGGTGTCTGTAATGCTGCTTCAAATACTTCAACGATTGGTGGTGGTATACAAAATATAGCGGGTGGATTAAAATCTTTTATAGGTGGTGGAATATGTAACTTTGTTAATGCAAATTGTGCTACAGTTGTAGGTGGTCAAAGCAATAATGCTTATGCAAATTATTCATTTACTGGTGGTGGTTGGAGCAATTCTACTTCTGGAATATATTCATTTATAGGTGGTGGATTAAATAATGTTGCATTAAGTGCATATTCTGCAGTAGTTGGTGGTTCTTCTAACTACGCTCAAGGATGTTATTCAATAATAGGTGGTGGTCTCAATAACACAGCTTCTGGATATTCATCATTTGTTGGTGGTGGTATTTGTAACACAGCTTCTGGTAATTACGGTACCATTGCAGGTGGTAGCTTTAATGTTATTCCAACAAATATTGCTAACGCAACTATAGCAGGTGGGTATTACAATTATGCTTGCGGATTAAATTCCTTCGTAGCAGGTGGATCCGGTAATAATGTTTGTGGAGCTAATAGTTTTGCTCTTGGATCAAATCTTGTATCAAAAACGGCTAATTATACATTTGTAAATAATCTTAGCTCGCAAGGTACCGTCGTCATGGCTAAACCTGCATTTAGTACTACAGGTACTGGTGCTCTCGGTACTTTCTCTAAACGTATATCAGCTTATGATGCTAATGGAACTTATATAGGGTATATACCTGTATATCTATAGTAAATATAAACAGTGAGAACATACACTGTCAATCTTTCAAGTAATCAATTTATAGGCGTTCCTGGTCTTGCTGATTCATTAACGTTTAATACACCACTCTCTACTCTTTCAGCCGCAGCTGATGGTGGTTCATTTGGTTCAACTCCCACATATCTACAGCAATATAATGATGGATCTTTTTTTCCTTGGGAATTTATAATTCAAAGTTTTACTACTAATATAATTCTTAATCCATTAAAAGGTCCATATACACTTATATTTTCAACGTCAGGATTAGATACTTCACTTTTTGGTATTTTTAAAATATTTTATAATTTTGGTGATGGTACTAAACAAACTGTAAATTATCCAATAGGTAAAAGTTTTGCTGGTGTTGCTTTACTTGAAACTCCAGGTAATACAAACATAAGTCACGATTATTACCCATTGAGTCTTAGCGGTACTACTTATACACCCTCAATTACTGTTATTAACGGCAATCTCGTAAGCTTTATATACAATATATCAGCTTCTTTCTTTCCGTCATCAATTTACGAGATATCTGATACACATCTTTTAAATAGTATATCAGTTGGTGTAAGTTCAAATGAGTTGCTTAATATTTTTGAAACTTGTTCGCCTAATTATATTACGCATGCATTAACTTTAAGTGCATAGCAGCGCACTATTTTGTTGATAAATAATAGTAATCATGGATGTTGTCTCATTTAATCCAACAAACTTTATCGGTTTATCCTCTGCATATGCATCGGACGATACAGTGACATTAAATCAGTCCTTCTTTCTTACAGAGCAAGGGTATAATTTACCGTTAACAGAAATATACGGTAACTTACAAGATACAACAACAAATAACTATTCAAATCTCTATCTTACACGTTATGATTCTTTAACATCTAATGTTAGTATTCAATCTCTGGATCCATTACCAGTTAATGGATTTAGTACATATCTTGCAACATACAATACACCAGATATTGATAATAATACTCGTTTTCTTGTAACTGAAGAGCCTGCAATAACTCAAAGTGTTGCTAATGTCGCCTTAACAGGTGTATCTAATAATTTGGATAATAGAAGCTTTTTTGAAGTACTGTTTTTAGATGATTTATTCTGTAAAATCTTACATTCTTATAAAGGAGTAAATAGATACCTTACAGCTACTGATGCTTTTTTATCTTTTCAATTTGATTGTCAACAAGATAGTCTTGGTCCAAATAGTACACAAATTTTTTATTATGCATATGATCAACATAGTAACGTATTAATTTTATCAAAAAGTTTAACGGATATTTCAGGCAATAATATTTGTGAATTTGTAGGTTATACTCCAGGTCCAAATCCTACCCTTGCATTCCTTAAGCCAGTTCAAGGAGGCAATACTCCCTATCCACCAACAGCAGCTTGGTTGTGTATGGCCAAGCCTGGCGCAAAGACGGATACACTCTTATATGATGCTTGGGTTAGCTATCAACGCAATTTTAAAACTAATACCCAAGATATTAATGTTGATAGAAGTATAGCAACAGTTAATTCAAATCTTTTAGTTAATTCTCAATATAATAATGTTGTAACAGATGGTCAACTTAACGTTAATCTTTTATCTTTAAAAAATACAAATACCCCTGAAGGATATCAAGGTCGCGGTAATCCTTTCCAAGCCAATCGCTCAAATTATTTTACTGAAGATGATGCTAGCTCAAGACAGTATCAAAAATTGTTTACTGGGTCCAATCAGTTAAAAGGCGACGATAATATTAGCTTAGGTTATCAAGCTTATACATCCAACTTAATTTTACCTGCTGATAAGACAACATTCTTTCATACACCACAATTTCTCTATCCCTATGTTAATATAAATGTTGCCAACGCAGGATTTATTGAGGCAGGTGCAATTGCAGGCGATCACCCGATGAAGTCAGATAAGATTTTTAAGAAACTTGCATCGGCTAAGTATACATCACCATTTGGTACAGTTTCTAATGAAACAAATGGTTCATTTTTATGTAGTTGGTTATCAGGTAGTACAAATGTAATAACCGAACCGATTTGGGTTGATAGATATTATAATCCATCAACTATTAGTTATATAGCTGCACTTACCGGTGCGTCTGTTAATTATGTTACATCATTTGCTACTTTATTATCATCTGTTTCAAGTATTATAGGTAATATAACAGTATTTGATATACCATCACAGCTAACACTGGAGCCCGGTGCCTATTATGCATATCAACACATAGGTAATAGTTATATTAACCAGTATATTCAGTCCTTTAATCCGTATTTGGTGGATAATAGTTTTTCAGCGTATTTAAAAACCGATGACAGTAATGTACTACCAGCTGGATTAACAGCAAATGAGTTTATATTCAATGGTAACCAATACACTATTAGTAATTCTCTTTCTACAATTGATTTATCTAATCAATTTACATTATCTTTTTACGGTAATAGTACAAATTGGCAAAAACCTCTTGGATATCAATTAGCTGGTAATTTTGTGCATGATGGATTTGGTATTTTTAATACTAATAACATTACACCCACCTTATTTGTTAGTGGTTTAACTAGTCTTAACATTTTAAACACTAGTTTGACACCACTAAAAACAATTAACTACACCTCAACACCTCTTGGGTTTATGAGACTCGAAGGAATGCGTGATTATTATGGTATTTTTAATGATGGTACATTTGTAAGATATGATGTAGCGGATATACCTTTAATTTCTATAACAAATCCGTTATTAGAATATGCTGTTAGTTTTGATTATACAGCAGATACGGGTTATATACTCTGTAGTTCACCTACAACTACAAATATTTTGCAAGCTGACCTTATTAACGCTACATTAACTGATGTAACTTCAACGTTTAATAACATATATTATGCCCCTGGATGTAATATCGATACAGCAAATACAATAACCTATTATAATAATAGTTTATATCTAACATTAGGTGATCAGGCACGTTTAAATAATGGATTTATATATTATCTATCACCTGATTATACCTCAATTTTAAAATGGGATACTACACTCTTACAGGTTACTACTGCGTTTAAATCTTATTCAGCATTTGCTGATTACAATTTTGATTTTAATAATAATATTTGGATATTAGATAGTCAAAAAAACTATTATGCATATTCATCTAGTAGAGCATTATTATTATCCGGCTCTTTTAGTCCAAATAGTACGCAAATAATACCATTTAATTTCGTTGGAGATGGTATAACAACTACTTTTACTCTTACAGGTAATGGTTATTCGTTAAATCCTTCTGATTACAGTTTAAATTATCAATATACAACAACTTTAAGTGCTATATCTTCAATTATTAATTCACAAGGTGTTATTATAGCTGCAAATATCTATTCATTAGATACAGTACAGTATAGCGGTACGTATAAACCTAATCTCGATTATACAATTGGTAATAATCAAATTATTTTTAATACAGCTCCAGGGTTAGGATATAATATATCTGGTAATACAACAATTTCTATTGATACATATAGTAATAATACCATTAATATATTAAATGATATTACTCCAACAGGATTAAGTCAAACGGTTGTTGTAGCTCGTAATGGATATAATCCAAATACATCATTATCAGGGTATCAAATAAATGTTATAGCGTTAACCGGTGGTGTTATATCGAATACAATTGTAGATACACCTGTTAATTTTAACTTTGATAGCACTACTAACGATAATTACATACAGAATTATGTCCATGCTGTATATGGTGACGCTAATTTAAACGTAAAAGCAGTATTAACTAATGTTTATAATAGTGCCGATACACTTACTACCGAAATAATTACTTCACTGTCAGGTCTCGATCCTGGGCCACACCATTTTGCCGTACGTTTTGATAGTTATCACGGTGAGATGACACTTTTTATTGACGGGCAAGAAGTGGGTAACACTTATTTTCAACCGAGAAAATATAAATTTAGTAATTTAATTAAACGACCATTTATGTTTGGTACTGCTACATTCAAAAATAATGTACCACTATTTAAATACCTTAAAAATAAAAATTATTTAGTTAATAATTTAACTATTACTAATTATAATCTGTATAATACATCATTAAATGATTTTGATATAATGAGTCTTACCCGTCAGGGTATGATGATACAGGATCTTGTAGTAGATATACCTTGTGGTCGTAGAAATTATGTTGAAGAAATTGAAAGATACTTTAAAGCAACAGTACCGGGTTCAAAATCTACTTTATATAATTTAAATATCATAAATACTGGTATAACTGATCCTTCTCTACAGCAAGCACTTCAAACAAGAATTTTAACAGAGCTTAATAATACAGCTCCTGTATATTCACAAATTAATAAAATTAATTGGATAAATTAACATGAATATAGCAGACATAGCCAGTCAAGTTGGAACAGTATATGACCGTACGCTTCATACATCATTAACTTTACCTTATTCAGGATTTGAAGCAATATCTATTGCAGAAAATGATGTTGTAACTACTGCTGTTATTAATAACGCGTTTAACAAGCTATATAGTAATTATATTCAGTTATATCGCTATAGTAATGTAGCATCAAATGTTATTCCTATTTCATCCATTGGATTTGTAGGTAATATTCTACCAAATACGCAATTAAGTTGGTATACAACTTCTCAATTTATTTCATCAAGTCAATTTTCTCCGTTATCAACAACTGGTTACTCAAATCTCGATAATACTTCAGTTATAACTGGTGGTTTAAATACATCTGTTAGTCCAAACTATTATACATTTTTTACTTCTTCCGGTACTGACCTTGTTGCATTAACGGGTGATGTAAATTTACAAAATGTATCAGTTGCCCTTAGTACAAATACTACTGCTTTATTTTCAAATGTTTATTTTACAGGTATTAATAAAATTGTACTCGATCCAAATACAAATTACTTGTATGTTGTTGACTTAAGTGCTAATTTAATACATCAATTTAACGCAACAGGGTTTTTAACAAATAATAATGTATTAGCTAATAAATTGGTCTATGTAAGAAGTATAGGTGGTAGTGGTACATATGATAATGCTTTATTGTATAATAAGCCGGAAAGTCTTGCAATATATAATTCAAATTTATATGTACTCGATTCGGGTAATGGTTGCATTAAGCAGTATGACACTGATTTTAATTGGATAACAACCCATAGATTGTTTAGAGATTTTAATAATAATTATCCAATTGATATATCTGTTAATAATAGTGGCAATGTCTACGTATTAACCAATAATAACAAACTTATTGGATATAACAGCATTTTTACATCATCTACTGCAACATTATTACCGTTATTGCCTGATGGCGAGTATTATCAGAGTATAACTACGTCTACTACAAATGCAGATATTTTTTATCTTGTGACAAATAAAAATGTTTATAAAAAATTCTACAGTTCAATACAAGATACAATAGGTAGTTATTTATTTTACAGATTTAACGTTGTATCAGAAAATATAAAAGCGTTTACTTCTATTGTTAATACTCAGAATAATGATAATAATGTTATTTTTAGTACGTATAATAATGCTGGTAAATTTGGCGTGTACTACGATAATATAAATCTTGATACTGTTCTTGTAACAGACAATTTTGATGTTTATCCGTTAAGTTCGTTGCAAATTAATACAGATGAATATGTACAGAATTGGGTGTTTAATAAATCACTCGCAAAATTAATAATTAATCATACTCGTCTTCGTGATCTCATTTATAGTAAATTTTTATACGAGCCTGATACTAGAGGTACTCTTATTTTTCAAGGTACACGCTATCTAACTTCGCAAGAGATGATTGACGCAACATTTGATCAAAATGTAATAAACTTTATTGGTTGCAATGAAATTTTTCAAAATACTATTCTTAATCGTTGTTTAAAAATTATTTTTGATGCACAAGTTTCAATTTTTAATACACTGCAATTAGATGTTAGGGTAGCACCTGATTTAAATATCCCAATATATATTAATTGATAATTAGTATATCTTCATAAATAATTACAATGGCTAATGTATCAATAGTAAAGGTTAAAGTCAGACGTGGAACTGATGCTCAACGTCAGCAAATTATCCTCGATCAGGGTGAGTTAGGATTTACTATCGACTCTGGACGTCTCTTTGTTGGTGATGGTTCAACAGTAGGTGGTATATGTCCAGCTATCAAATTCTATACTATTAATAGTATATCTCAAAGTTTTATTAATCAAACATGTCAGTATGTACAGTTAAATGATATAGTTTATGATACTAATACTACTTGTTTTTATTATTTGAGCAGTACACCAGGTACGAATTTTGCTAATTACGCAATATTACCGATACTAACACAATACAATGCTCGTACAATTTTACCTACAGTATCTGGTGGATTGTCTACAGGGTCATTATGGATTAATACATCAGTTCTACCAAATACATTAAGTGTAATATAATATATGGCAATTACAATAACAACAGACACAGTAGTTAAGATTATAGTTCGTAATGGAACTGATAGTCAAAGAAAAACTAATGTTATTTTTTCGCAAGGTGAGTTAGGCTATACTACTGATACAACTAGATTGTTTGTAGGTGACGGTATTACGTTGGGAGGTAACCCTGTTGGAGTGAGAAATTTTAATTATGTACCTAGTGGTCGCAATAGTGTTACATCACCTCAAGTTGGTGATATAGTTCTTGATTTTGATGCTTCAAAAGTACAAACATTGTATACTTACACAAGTGCAAATACATGGTCCCCTGCTGCTAATTACTTTCAAGCTGATAATAATACATTAAAAAATAATAATGGTATATGGAGTGTAAATACACTTTTATTATCCAGTGGTGTTGCCTCTATAGCTTCTGCTATAAATTTAATTTCAACTACAAGTGGCTACTGGAATACAACAACACAGATTGTAACAGCTGTTAATCCAAGTAGTATTCTTGCTAATACAGATACTGTTAAAACAGGTAAAGCTACAAGCGTACCTCTTCTTAATAATCAAATAGTTGGTCTTGGTAGTAATGTACCGGCTAGTGTCGTACGAGGGATGAATCTTAGTGGATCCAATGGCATTACCATTGGATCAGATCCATATAATTTTATAATTGATGGATCACCGTTACAATCACAAATTACAACACTTTCGTCAAGTGTATATAATGCTCAGTATGATATAAATGATATTGGAACAACATTTTATAAAGAAACGAGTTTTGTTTATGGTGTAGATTGTTCTAAAGGTACAGCAGGTTTTTCTAATATGTGGCAAAACGTAATGGCAGATTCAGGAAGTAATCCTTTAAGAGTGTCTGTCACAACTGGTAGTCGTCCGCGTATGGTATATGTAGAGGGCAGACTTTTTGTTAGAATGGGTGCCAACGCAACTACTAATTGGGCAAGATTAGGTACATTTACTACAACAACACCTAGTGCCTTTGATCAACTTAGCTGGACTAATGTTACAGGATCTTTTCCATTATTATCTCCACCATACAGAGCGTATACAACTGCAACTCGCCCGTTAAGTGTTCTTGATGTAGCAGCGTGGGAGGGAATACCATCGTATTCTCAAGGTCAAGAAGTGTATCTACGTTCTTATTACTACATGCCTGCAAATACTACTACAGTTTTTGGGTTACAAACATTTTTATTTGCAACACCTGGTAATGGTTGGTTTGAATTAAATGGCTGGCAAACCGGAGCAGCAAAATATGGTCAAGATGGACCGAGAAATGAGTTCGGATTTACAAGTTCAGCAACAGCAGGTTCACCTCCTAATTATCTTCCTAATTATAAGGGTATATATGCATGGGGACAAGATCCTGTTTCACAAAACGGCACATATTTTTATAATGGAGCTCCTGGTTCGTCTGCAGCGTACCCACAAACAAACCCTGGTATTCATAATAATAACACTACAGCCGCAACTCTATTTGCTGACATGCAAAATTTATACGATAATAATGGAAATATTATTCAACAAAATTCATGGGGCGTTAAGAATGTTTCTTATATTCGTGCTGTATTTATTGGGTAATGATTACTGATAAAATATTATCTTTTCTTTGTATGAGTCTTGGTGTCTCATATATGTGGAGTTTTTCAACAATTTTTAAACCAGTTCGCAATTTAGTTTCAAAAATACCTATTATTAGTATACCTCTTTTATGTCCAGAATGCAGTGCATTTTGGTTTGGCTTATTAACTTCGTTTTTATATAATCCTATAGCTTTACTAATTTTTACGCCTTCAATTTCTAATATACTATGTGGAGTTATAACATATTTCTTTGCATCAATTTTATATAAAAAGATCTTTCTACAATAAATAATAATATATGCCAAGTCCTGACAATAGTGATAATTCCTCAGTAGTATATAACTTTGAACAATTAGAAAACGGTAAATTTATTCCCTTGTTTGGTGATAGTAGATTTCCATCTGTATCTGTTACGGCAGTAACTCATTATCCTGATACAACACAGGCGTTTCCAAATAATTCATTATCAAATGCATTAACAGCTACTACAATTTATCCAAAAGTTGCAGTTTTAACTTATAATGTCAATCAAGGTGATTCATCCGGATTAGGTATTCCTCAATACGATTACGTTCAGTTTACTCTTAATGCAGGTGGATACCCTGTTAACTCTCTATACTATGTTAATGGTCCAACCGGTACTTTGATAACTGCAGTATCAACAGGATACACTAGTTCAAACGCTGTGTCATCAATTTGGAAATACTTTCAGCTTTCAGCTTATAATTATTAATATATGGCAAATAATGAGAATGCTACTCATGGCGGTTCAAGTGATAATGAGAGTGTTTCACAAAAACTTGTAGCGCACCAAACATCTACAGTTAGAAAAGCGGTTATTCATACACGCCCATCCGTTAATACAACAGAAATAATTGTTCGTACATTATTTCCTGATCAATAAAAGTTGATTTCTTAATCGCCATTATGTAATTATATACATGAAGCGTATTCTTATTTTAGCAGCCATAGCTGCTTTTCTTGTTTCTTGTACATATTATACTGAGAAACAATCCGAAGCTCTCAGTCAAAATGTATATGCAACGTCTGATTCTTTAATTAAGAAGCGTGTTGATCTTGCTTATTACTATTCAAATGAAACAACAAAACTTGTAAAAACACCGAAACATAGAATTCCTATTCAATCAGTATATGAAGCTGATAAAGTTGTTAAAAATTCACCTAAAAAAGGTAAAACAGCTGTGGTCTTAGTACCAGATCAATATAAAGATGAAAGAGTTGTAGTTGTTGGTTCGTCTGATTATCAAGCTTTATTAAAAAATAGAGCCATTAATGAACAGCTTAAGAAAGATAACGCTAATCTTGTAAAGGATAATCAAAATACAATAAATGAACTTAAACATCAAAAAGAAATGAAAGATATTATTATTAAAAACGCTGAAACTCTTCAAACACGTGTTTATAAGCTAGAAGCATCAAATTTACGTAAGAGTATAGCTATTATTGTATTAGTTACTGCTATTTTAGGCTATATCTGGTTGAGAGCCAGTAGGTTCCTTCTATTTTAATCAAAAAATAGACTTGTACCATAAATATTATTATGGACGATCTTATACAAAATATAGAATCCACTATAAATAATACGGTTTCAGCGTTTGAACCAAAAGTTCATGAAGCTATTACTGTTGCTACACCTAAACTTAATACAGCTACTTCAATAGTATCCAAAGCATTTAATTCATTCTTTGATTGGGTAGCTTTACACCCAAAAACATCCCTTGTTATTGCTATCTTTATCTTAGGGTTTCTTTGCGGTATTCTTTTCTAAGTATGGATCAGGATTATAGACCACACTCAAACTATCTCTTCTATGCTATATGTGTTTATAGCTTAATATTTGGCGTAGTTATAGCACGTTGTATACTTTTCCATTTACATGGATAAGTAATTATGTATGTCTGAGGAAAGAAAACTTTTTACAAAAGAAAAATTCTGTGAAGGAAACAGACAAAAGTGGCTTATTGTTTTCCTTATATATCTGACCATAATAATGAGCTTAGATGCTTTTCATTTATTAAGAGATGTTACACCTTATCTTACATTTTTAACGTTTCTAGCAGGTGCTTTTATTCTTGGTTACTCTGGTACCGAAACAATGAAACTTTTTAGATCGAATTCCATTAGTGAAAATCAAAATATAACAAGTAATCAAAGCAGTTTGTTTAATGAAAACAGAAATATTAATGTTAGTGAGCAATTTTTAACAAATAACACTAAAGAAGGTGATTATAATATTCAAAATGTTAATATATGAAATACCCATCACCTGATGCATTAAATCTTATTCTTGAATATGAAGTTGGTGGTAATGAATCATATTATAACAAATACCTAACACATCCAACTTGGCCAGGAGGTGCGTCAGGAACAACACTTGGTATAGGTATTGATTGTGGTTATTATACACCAGATGAGCTTTCAAGAATTTTTGGCTTTTTACCGTCTGATCAACTTGAAGCTGTAAGACGTGCTTCTGGTAAGACCGGGCAAGCAGGTAGAGAGTATGTACAACAAATAAAACCGCTTAATATTACCGTTGATTGGAATCACGCTGTACATATATTCAATACTTTAACATGGCCTAAGTTTGCTAATCTTGCTGAGAAAGCTTTTCCAGGTCTTGATCAGCTTTGTGATAATGCTTACGGAGCCCTTGTCTCCCTTGTTTTTAATCGAGGAACGAGTATGACAGGAGATAGTCGTCTCGAAATGAGAGACATAAAGCTCCTTGTGCCAAAGCGTGATTATAGAGGTATTGCAGAGGAGTTACGAAAAATGAAGCGTATATGGGAAGGTAAGGGTCTTGATGGATTGCTTGCAAGAAGAGAGGCAGAGGCGAAACTAGTAGAAACCTGTATATGAGTATATATAACGATTTTTTTAATTTAGAAGGGCCGTGTCCTGAATCAATTAAAGATTGTTTAGAGTTACGTGCTCAATATCAAACTGAGGTTAATAAGCTTGTAGCTGATAATAATTGTAATGGCTGTCAGGCAATAAATTTAAAAGCCGAATATCAAACAAAAATCTGGAAAACGTATATGGACTCTTTAATTATACGTGTTTAAAGGCTTTATAGTATTTACAAAATTTTGCTAAGTGTTGTTTTGTAAATCTGCGTGCATCTACTTCATGTTCATTACGAAAGTATGCATGACGATTTAAATCAACGTCTTCCTGATTGTAAGTAAGTTGAGTATGACTAACTTTATAGATTCTATTTTGCATCCAATGTCTAAACTCATGTAAATAATGCTCAAACAACGCTCTTTCTTTTTGTTTATAAGATTTTGCCTTTGTTCTCGGCTCGTCACAGAGATATATTTTGTTAGAATAAAACTTATAACCGCTCTCATCAGCCCCTACATCTACTTGTACTATTAATGTTATTTTTCTAGTAATTGCACCAGGTTCAACTTCAGCAAATAGCATAGAGGTGGCAGCTCCCATAGATTTTACATCGTAATTATGCTCCTTAAACCAATCTACTGATTTTGGAGTAGGTTTGAGAGTAAAAATATACATAAAAGTTGAATTTACTATAATTTATCACTAATATAATAATATTATATGGGTAAAAACGCAAGCGAAGAATTTACTACTGAACTTACAATTGGTGATCTTAAAAATATTGTGATTGTAATTAATGCCGTACAAAATAAAACAGCTGATCTTATTACTGAAACAGATACACAAACTCTCAGTAAGATAAGTGAAAAGATTACTAAGTTTCTTGCATCTATTAACGAGTCCATCCTTATTTCATAAGGATTCACACAAAATAATATGTAGGTAATATTGAATAAATATTACTATACATGTCAGTTTCTAAAATAGTTACATCTATATGTGAAGAATTCACCGATGTTATTCTTGTTGACCACAATAAGAATAGCATTATTATTAATGTTAAAAAACAATGGTTTAAAGCTCTTAATATTCGGTTAATGTCGTTAAATTTTAAACTTGTTCATAAGACAACTATAAAGACAGGGTATACATGTACATACGTTCTTGAAAAATAAAACTTGAAATTATTGACAGAAGATATATAATAGGTAAATGTTAGTATTTGATCCTATTAATCACTCGTATAAAAATGAATTTACTGGTGAAATTTATAATTCAGTAACAAGAGTTATTCATAAGTTTAAAAAGCCATTTGACTCCGAGGGCACAGCTAGTAGGGTAGCTAAAAGAGAGGGAATTACAAAGCAAGAAGTACTTGATCGATGGAAGATTGCTAACGATAAGAGTAAGGATATCGGTACTGATTTTCATGCTGTTATTGAAAAATATTTAAAAACTGGCACGTTTGATCCAGAGTATACGGTTTTTATTCAAGCATTTTTAGATTTAGACATTGTCAATAAGAAAGATGATTTACTTGTTGAACATAAGCTTCACTCTCATGATTTTAAACTAGCAGGTACTGCGGATTTAATTAGAAACGAAAAAAATGGTGGATTTAGCGTTTTTGATCTTAAGACAAACAAAAAGTTCAATATGTTTAACCCATATAATGAATTTCTCCTCTCACCACTTGATCATTTAACAGCCAGTGAATACTCAATTTATAGTCTACAACTATCAACCTATGCATACATGTATCAATGTATAACTGGCAGACGTGTAAATACTATTGGTGTATTCTATTATGATAGAATAACTGAAAAATTTACATACTATCCAATGTCGTATAAGAAATACGATGTATTAGCAATGTTAAACCATTATAAAACACATGAACTTCATTGATCAGATTATTCAAAACAGCCAAGTTAAAGAAGCAAAACTTTACGGGCCATCAAAAAAAGCAGCAGAACGACCTGAAACCGGGATTACTATTCAAA